TGCGGCGGCCTCGGTCATAAAAACCGTCAGCCCAAATCAAAAATGCTTTTTCAAAATTCAAAGAGAAAAATAGTTGATTTTTATAAAAAAATATTTTATAATATATATAGAAAATAAATCAAGGAGGACCTAAACATGAATTATAAAAGATACCTGAACTATGAAATTGTCCTTCGGCGTTGCGTTCTTTTGGAAGAGGACGATAATAGACCCGTTGATGAAATCATTAATGAGGATCTTGATACCAATTGGTTCGTAGAAAATGCTACGAGAGATATGTTTGGTCCAGATGAAGTTCAAAATATTACTATGAATTATTATAAAAAGTAATGCTGGCGTGGCTCAATGGCAGAGCAGCTGATTTGTTAGCTAAATTTATATCTATGATTGAATTAAGTCCAAAACAAAAAGGTAATTTAACCGAATTAAAATGCATTAGTGCGTTTTATGAATTAGGTTATCAATGTAGTATCCCTTATGGAGAAAATTCACGGTATGATTTAATTGCGGATATAGATGGTAAGCTAATACGGGTACAATGTAAAACTTCAAGAGAAGTTGACGAAGGAGTTATAGAGTTTCCTTGTCGTAGTTCTCGAAGCAATACTCAATCTAATTTGCAAAGAAGATATACCGCAGACGAAATTGATTATTTCTGTACTTATTGGAAAGGGAAGTGTTATTTAATTCCTATTTCAGAATGTTCAGTAACTAAAAAACTTCGTTTTATCCCTCCAAAAAACGGATAGAAAGTGGGGATTACTTATGCAAAAGATTATGAACTTCAAGGACAGCTTGAAAAATTGAAAGGTTAAACATTGGCTAACAAATCAGCAGGTTGGGGGTTCGACTCCCTCCGCCAGCTCCACAAGGCTGCCTATGCCTTAAGGGCTTAGTGAAAGGTTTAAAGGTTTAGCGCTGAATCCTTAAACTAAGTAAATAGGAAGATACAAATAGGAGCCCTACCAAGGGACTGGGAAGAGGGCTGTAACCCCAGTATAAAGCAATCAGCCTACCGTGCGGGTATGGTGTCAGCGGTAGCACATGTGCTTGCCAAGCATAAAGGACGGGTCCGAATCCCGTTACTCGCTCCAAAATAAATAAAGGCACATACAGCAATTACATATAATATATGTACCATCGGTTCAAATCCGATTTCCGCAAATTTTGCGAAATAGCTTAGTTGGTAAAGCAATATAAAAAAAGTGCCTTGTGAAAACTTCGTTTTCACGAAGTAAAAATATCGGGGTGTAGCACAGTTTGGCTAGTGCGCGCGCTTTGGGAGCGTGAGGTCGGGGGTTCAAGTCCCTCCACCCCGACCATTATAGGGGCGTAGCGTAACTGGCAACGCAGCGGGCTTTGACCCCGTATTAGTAGGTTCGACCCCTACCGCCCCTGCCAAATATGCCGGTATGGTGTAGCGGTCTGCACGTATGGCTCTGAACCATAAGGTTTTCGGTCAGCACGAAATGCCGGTGCCATCGCGGAGGGTGTTCGGGCTGGAAATCCGAAGTAATTCCCAATCGCAAAGACAGGAAGTAGGATTAGAGGCGTCCATCTTTTAAAGAGTGGACGGCGATCGCGAGGTCGTCCTTTGGCCAGGAGGCACACTGTCAAGGTTAGGGCTAAACCTTACCAAAAAGCCCATATTATATAAGGAGATAAAGGTGAATAAAATGTCTGAGTATCCGATTGAGAAGTATAAGTTTTACTTCGCTCCCAACAAGGTTGTAGCAGTTTCTACCTATGAAGGTAAGATTGTGCGAGGTGTAGCCAAGTGCGATCCAAAAGATGAATTCGACGTAAATATTGGTAAGCAGCTTGCGGCCGCACGTTGTAATCAGAAGATTGCACAGAAGCGTGTAAATCGTGCATCAAAGCAATATAACAAGGCTGAAAATGCTGTTAAAAATGCTAATAAGCATATGACGGCAATGACTGAATATCTGCATGATGCTTGTGCAGCTCTATCTACGGCAAATGGGACAGTACAAGATTTGCTAAAGAAGATTTAATTTATTCCCCGAAAGTCCCTTGACTTTCGGGGAATTTTTTTGTATAATAATAATACAAAAAAGAAAAGGGTGAGTCTATTTGTTTGAATATAAAGAAAGTTATGCACATCCAACTAATATATGCTTAAATTTAACAGATGCTTGCAATTTAGCATGTAAGTACTGTTTTGTTGCATAGCAGCCTCATTATATGGATTATGCAACAGCAAAAGATACTTTGGATTGGATTATGAAAAATAAAGAATGGAAAGAATAGCATGGTATAATCACAGATAAAACCTGTATTACTTTCTTTGGAGGAGAACCAACTCTTCTGTGGGATGAAATTATAGTCCCATTAACAGAATATAGAAATTCCAAGTACTCAAAAAAAGAATTAACCTTTAGTATTACCACTAATGGAACTTTGTTAAATAAAGAACGATTATCTTTTATGAAAGAAAATGAATTTGGTATGCTTCTATCAATAGACGGTGGACCAGATACTTAGAATATTAATCGTCCTTGTCATAATAAAAATATTAAATCTTTTGACTTAATAGTAAATAATATTCCAGATATTTTATATTATTATCCTTGGGTTACTTTTAGATCTACTATTGATTAGTCAACTGTAGATAAAACTTTTGAAAATTATATTTTTGCTGAATATATGGGTTTTAAAAATATGTTTATGATGCCGAATGGTAGAGATCTATGGAGTGAAAAAAATTTAAATATATTAAAAGAAGAATTTAAAAAAATTTATATGTATATGATTTCTTATTTTCAAATAGGCAGAATGCCCAATGTTAATTTTTCACCAATCAATGATAGTTTTACAAGGATAAAAGATTATAATGAACTCTTATTAAAATTAAAACATCCTCAATAGAGAAAATGCGTAAGATGCGGTTTAGGAACAGGATTAGGGTCCGTCGGATATGATGGTAAATTTTATGGATGTTAGGAACAAGATTCAAAAGAATTAGAATCTCATTTTTATATAGGAGATATTTATAATGGCATTAATATAGAAAAACATAGTGCTTTATTACAAGAATATTTAAATATTTCTAAAACAACGTGCGGTGACAATCCATAGTATTGTTTAGATTGTCCACTAGACAAAATTTGTGGAGAACTAAATTGCCCATCTTCATCTTATGATTTATTTCAAGATTTTGGAAAAGATAATTATGTACATTGTTATTGGTTTAGACTAATGCATGAATTTTCAACTATTACTTTAAAATACTTAGAAAATAATCTTACTTTTTAGGAATATCTGTATAAAAATTGCCATTATGATTTTTTAAAGAAAGGAGAATGAAATCTTTATATGAGTAGTTATTGTACTAATTGTTCTCCTTGTAATAGTTGTTAGGGAGAGTGTGTCAATTGTCAAAAATGTAATAATGGATGTCAAATTTCTTGCGATACAGCATAGACTTGGTGTAATTTGGGGAAAGAAACTATTTCATTAGCTTGTGAGCAAGGTGATTTTGCTTTTTCATATCGTCCAGTTGCTAATCTTGGTATTATAGGACCTGGTTATTTTGATTAGAACGTTTGGGATGAAATAGCTGCTTGGATTAGTAAAAGAGCAACACTTCCCACAGAAACACCAGAAACTAAAGAAAAAGGCGCAGGTGCACCAGGAGGAACAACAAACGAAGTTGGAGGAACGGTTGTACTCGCCTCAGATTATAATGCAGTAGTCCCTTTTTCAGCAGATGAATTTAATCGTATAGCTCAAGAAGTTAATGGACCTACCGTTCGTTCTAATGACATAATTACCGCCGCAATTTTTTTACAATTAGAGCAAGCTGCTAATAATAAAGAAATAGATTCAAATGCTTGTAAAATGTGTAATATAAATTGTGATAATTCTTGTGATATATGTGAAAAATGTGATGAATGTTAGGATTGCGAATAGTGTGAAGGATGCGTTAATTGTATGATGTGTGAAGGATGCTCTGGAGATTGTGAATACTGTAATGTAACTTGTGAATCAGGAAATTCAACAGAAGAATAATAAAAAAGGAGAAAAATTATGAAAAAATTTTTAAGTCTATTTCTAATTATGGCAATTCTTTTATCTATGCCAGTTATGGCAATTAATTTCTCTGATGAAGATGAAATTAATTATACAGATGCTGTAACAGTTATGACAGGATTGGGAATTATTTAGGGCGATGATAATAACAATGATGGTATTATGGAATTTCGACCTAAAGACAAAGTAACACGAGCCGAAGCAACAAAGATGATTGCTTATCTATTGTTGGGCGAAGACGCAGAAAAGCTTCCAGTTTCAGAAAGCGTTTTCACTGACGTCGATAATAATAGTTGGTATGCAAAATATATCAATTATTGTGCAGCCAGAAATATTGTCAAGGGCAGAGGTAATGGTATTTTCGATCCAAAAGGTGAAATCACTGGATCTGAACTTGCCGCAATTCTTCTACGTGCTATTGGATATGGCGTAAAGGGAGAATATGAAGGACCTTCTTGGGATTTAAATGCTGTATCTGATGGTCTGACACTTGGATTGTTTGACGATTCTAAAGCAGTTAGTTACTCTGATGCTGCAACAAGAGAAGAAACTGCATTGTATATTTATAATGTAATGGTAGATATTTACTAGGTTTATGAAGATGTTGATCTTAATACCTATGTCAGTCTCCGCAAAACTCTTGCTGAATCTGTATGGGGTCTAAAGTGGGTAGAAACAGAAGTATATTCTAACCAAGCAACAGGTAATGAATATACTATGACAAGCGATGGAAAATTTGATATTGAAACATCTCTTGAAGTAGTGGGTCATCAAGTGAAGATTTGGTATAAAGATAATCCATATAATCGTAATGTTCCAAAGGGCTATATCTGTAAGGATATTTCCTCAGTAAGTGCGCCTGGCGAGACATATGACGACCTTTATAGAGTTTTTGTTACTAAAAATCGCAAGAATGCTGATTTAAATCTCGCTGATATTTCTTGTTTGAATAACTACAATGAAGTAAAAAATAATTTGCCTGATTTAGAGATTATTGAACTCAAGCGTGATGAACACGAGCACAAATTGACAGGCGTATTTGTATTTGATAAAAATGGCATGGTAATGAATTATATGACTACTTCTTATACTATTGATTTAGTGCGTCGAGTAGATGATGAATTCATTTACCTAAGAAATTATGATGAAGAGATTGAGAATACTTATAAGTTTGAAAAAGGTGATTATGTCACATTCTATACTGTTGGCGATTTGGTCTATTTGAAACCAACTACAACTAAGGTAGTGAAAATTTCTGAGCGTTCTCTCAAATATCCAGGCTATTTCAACAATATGACAATTGAACCTGGTGTCTACGATAGCAACATTCCTTTCTATAATGGTATTGATCAAGAAGACATTGAAGTTGGAGATACTATCAGATTTTATCTTGACTGCGAAGGAAAATATTTCGGAGCAGAATTAGTAGAACCAAACGATCTATCTGGAATTGTTTTTGTTGTAAAGAGTTGGACCCGTGAGGTCGTAGACGATTGGGGCGAATTGACTGAGAGATCTTATGTCCAGTGTATTGATGAAAATGGAGAAGATACAGTTTATAGACTTTCTGAAGAAGTTGAAGCTCCAGGAGTGTATAAAGTATATTCAAGACACGATAAGATTTATCTTGCCGCAGTTGAAAATTGCACTTTAAACAAGAAAGAAAATAAAACTTCTTATCTTGAAAAAGACGGTGATATTTATTACATTACCGATGACACCTCTATTTACTATATTTCTGGAGAAGGTAGTAATCTGACCGTGACAAGAGCAAGTAAATTATCAAGTGAAGATAAGGGAACTTATTATGCAAATTATCATGGAGATTATGTAAAAACAGTATGGATTATTGGCGATGCTCCTGTAGTTTATGAAAATGATTATATTTTCATTTATAATGAGACACCAGCAGGTTCAATTCTATATAATGGCAACCCATATGACTATTATCATGCATATGTTGATGGTGTTTATAAAGAAAAGGCTATGATTGTTGCTGATGTAGAACTTGAACCAGGTTTTTATAGATATTCATTAAAAGATGGAGTTTACTACATTGATAAGGGCCCAGTAGACAATGTAATTGAAACTCACTTTAGACAGGATTATATCTATAAGGATCATCTTTACTATGATGCCGACGGGATTTCTCTTAAAGATATTCAAATTGTAAATGTAGTTGATAATAAGGTTATCAGCGTAAATGAATTTGAAGATATGTTGAGAGATGAAGATTTCCGCGTAATAGTAACATATGCTTATAAGATTAGCAATTCTAATAAAATTCCTGTCGCCGCAATCTATATAATTAAATATTAATAACAAAAGGCAAGGCATTTTTCGCCTTGCCTTTACTTTTATAAAAAAATATATTATAATATATATAGAAAATAAAAAAGGAGAAAAATTTATGTTTGATGCTCTTGGCGATCGAATGAAAAATAACTATGAAAATCGTTACCGTTTCTATCTTACTCGCCGCATGCCGGTTATTATTAGGGTAGATGGTAATGCTTTTCATACCTTTACACGCGGACTTGATAGACCATTTGACGCAGATTTTATGAAAATCATGCAAAAAACTTGTCTGTCTCTCTGCCAGAATATCCAGGGCTGCGTTGGCGGTTATGTTCAGAGTGATGAAATTTCTCTCCTTTTGGTTGACTATCAGACCCTTGAATCTGATGCATGGTTTGATTACAATCTCCAAAAGATTACTTCTCTTGCGGCTGCCCGTGCTACGTTGGCTTTCAACGAATTTGTGAGAAAATTGGTAAATGATTCTTGGCAAGGTTTTATGGATAATAGCAAATCTGAAGATAGTAAAGACGAAGCAGAAAAATGTTGGCATAAATATAATCTTTGGGAGCTAAAACAGGATAAAGCTATCTTCGATGCTCGTGCTTTCAATATTCCCAAAGAAGAGGTATGTAATTACTTCATTTGGCGGCAGAAGGACGCAACTCGCAATAGTATTCAGGCTGCTGGTCAGGCACAGTTCTCTCATAAGGAGCTTGACTGCAAATCTCAGTCTGATATTCAGGAAATGCTATTCCAGAAGGGAATTAATTGGAATAACTATTCTATTCCTGAGAAGCGTGGCTCTTTTGTGCGGCGATATACTGAAACTATTGAGCGTGAAGATGGGGCTGTCATCGTGCGTAATCCTTGGTATATCGACGAAGAGATGCCTGTTCTTACCGAAGATAGAAATTATATTGAAGAACTTGTATATATGGGAGGATGAATAAAATGAATAAGAATGGAAAATGGCTTGATGATGGAGATTGTTTGATCTGCAATCATTGCGGTAAGGCTATTGATTATCATACTCACGAACATGAGATTGATAATGAACTTGTTGAAGTTCCTAGCTACTGTCCTTATTGCTCGGATGAAAAATATCAGCTGGCGAAGGCGTAACAATGAAATTTAAAGATAAGTATCCAAATGCGATAGAAGGGGAACGCTATGGAGAGGAGTTTATCTACTCTCCTATTGAGAAACCTTGTTTAGAGTGTAGAGAACCTACTCATTTTGTTGAAATATGCTCTGAGGGACATTTTTGTTCTGATGAATGTCTTAATAAGTTTTATGATTGGCTGAATGCTCGACAGATGGAGGCAGAAGATGAAATATTCTCAGAAGTACCCTAATGCAGAACCTCTTCAAATGGTAGATGCTACCATTATGTGCGGTCGTAAAATTGACAACTGTGCCCAATGTGGTGCGTTGACAAAATTTATTGATGTAGATTTTGAAACGCATATCTGCTCCGAAGAATGTGAAGAGGCATTCACGGAGGAATTTTTCAAGCGTGCTATGAAGCGGTAAAATTATTCGCTTTTCAAAAAAAAATATTGTATAATATATATAGAAAATGAAAAGAGAAGATGCCGGCGTAGGGTAACGGTAGTTCACCTGGCTCTAACCCAGGAAGTGTTGGTTCGACTCCAAACCGCCGGTGCCAAAAATAAGACACATTCAGCAAAATATTTAATAATTCGTGCCATTTTTATTTACGAATATATTAAAAAAGTGTCTTGAAGTTTGTTTTTTAAAAAATTTGTTGAGGATACTAAAGACGCACACAGCAAAACATTTACATATATAATCGGAGCTGTTTTGATTTGCCCCTTCAATTGATGTAAAGCGTCTTGTTTTATACTGGGGTGTGGTGTAGTGGTTAGCGCCGTGGACTCTAAATCCACAAGTCTGAGTTCGATTCTCAGCGCCCCTGCCAGGACCATAGTAGTCCTTTTTCTACTTTCTTTCTTTTAAGTATATAAGGCAGATACAGCAATTTTATATTGGATAAATAAAAATTTTTGTAACAATTTTTAGAGAAGGTTCGATTCCTTCAACTTTACCCTGTCTTGTGCGCCGATGGGGGCGTGGTGGAATGGTAGACACAGCGGACTTAAAATCCGCTGGCCTAACAAGCCGTGCGGGTTCGAGTCCCGCCGCCCCCACCAAGTTGTAGGGTAGCTACCTACAGGGCTATAGTTCCTAACCCTTGGTACAGGTACCTACGGGGCTTGTATTAAAAGAACTAACTTTCTTATTGAAAGGACTGATTCCAATGGGCCGTGATGCAGTCTTCTAATTACTTTGATAAGGAGTGATTAGAATGAGTCGTTCATACAAACATACCCCATATTGTGGTGAAAAAAAAGATAAAACCTTGAAGAAATATGCCAATCGTAGACTCCGGAGACGAAAGCTGGAACACGATTTACAGCACAATTCTTATAAAAAGGATATGTGCAGTTGGGATATTTGTGATTATTGTGAGATACAGACAAAAAACTTTGAAGAATATTATGAATCCTGTATCCAGCGATGGTATGATTGGCAAACAATGTGGTGGATGAGAGATGAACCTTTCCCGACAAGGGAAAAATGTTGGAAAGAGTATCATAAATGGTACATAAGAAAGTAAAGTGTTTAGAGGCACACAGCAAACATTTATTGCTGTTTTATTAACAGTTCTTTAGAATTTGGTGAACGGGATACAGTCTTTTACACCTCTTGTGAGTAGCCTGCCTCTAGAATTTAGGTAAAAGCAAGCAAAGAATTAGATATGCCCCGTCTTTTTATCCCAGCTAAATAGAATTTCATTTAGCTGGGATTTTCTATCACTTGATTTTTATAAAAAAATATTATATAATATATATAGAAAATGAAAAATGAATAAAGGCTCATACAGCAAATATTAGCTTGAATAAGCAATCGACTGGTAATCGATCATAAAAAACGAGCCTTGTTATGGGTCTCTCGTATAACGGCATATTATACCAGACTCTTAATCTGTGAGATCAGGGTTCGATTCCCTGGAGACCCACCATATGCGCCTGTAGCTCAGTTGGTAGAGCACCGCCCTTTTAAGGCGGGTGTCGTGGGATCGGGACCCACCAGGCGCACCAAAAAGATAAAAGCCAAATCCTCACTACTCTGAGTTGAGTAATTGACCGTCATCCGGTAACAGGATGCCGGCTCGTGAAAACAGGATGGGAGATGTAGAAACGTCACTTCATCAAGTAAAGGGTCTGCGGATTAAGCCCCAAAGACTTCGTGTGAATACGGAAGGACATTGTAAGAGGCCCCTTTTATCTTTTTTTATGGCAAGGTAGCCAAGAGGACTAAGGCCGCGGTCTGCAAAATCGTCGTTCGTGGGTTCGAATCCCACCCTTGCCTCCAATAAAATATAAAGTAGAGGTTTTCTCATGCTTATACAAGAAGTTTTCGATAAAAATCAGCAGATTCTACAGGATGCTTTAAAATTACAATCTGTATTAAATACAATCAAAGATAAAAATGTTGCGATAGAAGAATGTGACAATGCTTTTTTATTTTATTCTACTATCGCACCATTTTCTGCCCAAAAAAAGGCGCCTTTAGGAGAAAAATTTCTTTGTCACAAACTTAATTACCAAAGAATTGCAGCATCTAAAAATATGGGTGATGCAATTGACCAAGATGGAACAATTTATGAGTTTAAAAATTCATTTACAAACCAAAATCAAAATTTAAACATTAGGCAAATAAGATTATGGCAACCAATTGATTTTTATTACTGCTTTTATATTAATGAAAAAGATTTAGATAAAAGTATTTTCTTTGAGCTAACAAAAGATCAAATGATTGAAGAGGTTGCTATCTGCGGTGGATATACTCATGGAACTATTGAAGCCAATAAGGATAATGTTAATAGAGAGTATTCAATCACTATCCCTATATATAATGATAATAATGAGAAAACTAAAAGATGGAAAGAAAAATATCTTTCTGAAGATTTAAAGCGAAGGGTGCTGAAGTAATATATGAGTATTGATAAATTTTATACTAAAACAGCTATCGCCGCAGAATGCATTAGATTAATTCCAGATTTAAGTTCATATTCTTTAATTATAGAGCCAAGCGCGGGAAATGGAAGTTTTAGTAAATAGTTAAATTGTATCGCATATGATATTGAGCCAGAAGATAACAGTATTATTAAACAAGATTGGCTCAAAACTGAAAAAGTTAATACAAAATCCTTATTGGTGGTGGGCAATCCTCCTTTTGGACAAAGAAGCTCATTAGCAAAAGCATTTATTAAACATTCACGAGCCATTGGAGCAGAAACTATTGCATTTATTTTACCAGATACTTTTAGTAAAATCAGTAATCAATCAGAAACTCTTTTTCCAAAAGATTGGCGTCTAATCGTAGAACATAAATTATCAGATTCTAATTTTATTATAGAAAATGATAAAATATATTATGTTCCTTGTACATTCTATGTATGGACAAAACGTCCAGGAGATATAAATTTACGCCAAGTAAAAGAACTTCCATCAGAAGATTTTTCTTTTTTATCTCGTGGCTCAACAGATGCTGATTTTACCATTAACGGCAATTCTGGAAAAGTAAAACAATTATCTGAAGTAACAAATTCCAAAGCAGAACATTATATAAAAGCCAAAAATAAAACAAAAGAAGAATTGATTGAAATTTTTAATTCATTAAATTATACTCAATATTCATCTGTTAATGGTGGTAATTTTTGGATAGGTTAGCAAGAAATACTTAAAGCCTACAATAATAGATAACTATTTGATTTTTCAAAAAAAATATTATATAATATATAAGTAAGATAAAAAAAGAATCTTACAATCCTCTTGTCCAAGAGGAAATCAATGAGAAAAAGGAGAAACTACTATGGCTAACAAGTTTATGAGCGGTCTGAAGAACGAGTCCAACTACACCTACACCGAGAATGGCGCCCTGACCTACAAGTCTACCCTTGATGGTCTGCTCGACCTATTCGCTCTCGGCGGTGCGTACCGCACTCGTTCCGATGCCGATGTTATCAACCTCTTTATGAAGGCTTTTGCCGAGGATGAGGTTCACGCTTTGAAGTGCCTGTTCTACCTCCGCGACGTGCGCGGTGGTCAGGGCGAGCGTCGTTTCTTCCGCGTGGTTACTAAGTGGCTTGCGCGTGAGCATACTGACGCTATGAAGCGTAATTTGAAGTACGTCCCTGAGTTCGGTCGCTGGGACGACCTCTACGTCTTCCTTGGCACCCCTCTGGAGCATGATGCTTTCCAGATTATGCGTGATCAGCTTGAACTGGACGTTCAGTGCAAGACCCCTTCCCTTTTGGCGAAGTGGTTGAAGTCTGAGAACACCAGTTCTCGTGAGTCTCGTATGCTGGCTGATAAGACCCGTCGCTTTTTCGGCCTCAACCACAAGGAGTATCGTAAGACTCTGTCTATCCTCCGTGAGCGTATCCGCGTTCTGGAGCGTCTTATGTCCGCTGGACGTTGGGACGAGATTGAGTTCGATAAGATTCCTTCTCGTGCCGGCATGATTTATCGTAACGCGTTTGCTCGTCACGATATTGAGCGCATGAAGTCTGAGAAGGCTGTCCAGTCTTACGAAGACTTCGCTAAGGACAAGGATGCCAAGGTTAACGCCAAGGCTCTGTATCCTTACGAGGTTGTAGAGAAGGCTATGGCCTTTGACCCTTGGGGTGGGGCTTACTACCGCGGACGCAAGAGCCAGGATCTCGACAACACCGAGCGTCTGATGATCAACAAGTACTGGGAGAACCTCGCAGATTACTTCAAGGGTTGCACCTTCAATGGTATCTGTGTTGCGGATACTTCCGGCTCTATGTACGGCGATCCTATGGCTGTGGCTCTGTCCATTGCCATGTACTGCGCCGAGCGCAACAAGGGTGATTTTGCCAACCACTTCTTCACCTTCAGCAATAATCCTACCTTCGTAGAGATTGAAGGTGTTGACTTCGTTGACAAGATCCATCGCATGAAGAGTGCCGATTGGGGCATGAGCACCAACGTAGAGGCTGTCTTTGATCAGATGCTTCGCATCGCAAAGCAGGGTCATTGCTCTCAGGACGAAATTCCTGCTTCCGTAATTATTATCTCCGATATGGAGTTTAATAGTTGTGCTTGCGGGAATGGCGGATATGGGCGTTATGATCGCGGCCCTGCTACCAACGAGACCCTTTTCGAGACCATCGAAAAGCGTTGGAACGCTGCTGGCTACAAGATGCCGAACCTCGTGTTCTGGAATGTCCAGGCTCGCCAGAACAACATTCCTATGCGAGTATCCGGTCATGTAAGCTACGTCTCCGGCTTTAGTCCTGTCATCTTCGAGCAGGTGCTCAAGGGCGTCACCGCCTATGACCTCATGTTCGATAAGCTGGACTCCGAGCGTTACGCTTGCATCCACTAAAACAAAAAATCGGGGATACCCTAATAAGGTATCCCCGTTATTTCTATTTATAAAGGTGAAAATATGAATACAAACTATATAAATACAAAATCTTATCTCGCCCAATAGGCGTTGGATTTAGCAAATACTTTATCTCGCATTGACGAACAACTTGATGACATGTATAAAATTAACTTATATCTACTTCGCAGATATAAAGATGATTTAATCAAAGAATTTAATATTGATATACCAGAAGGCATATTAGAGGACCCCTGGTTTAAACTTCTTGAAAAAACTTTTAATCAAAATGTAGATTTTGAAAACGAAACATTAATCTTATCACTTATCTCAAATCGTATTAAAAATAAGATGAAAGAAGAAATGCCCGATCCTTGGTATTGTTATGGATTTGGAGGTAGTGAAAATGCGCCTATGGCATAAAAATCTAATCGAGGCTCTCCCAAGAGAGTAGCTGGTAGCTCAATGGAGAGAATGTTCTGCTATCGCCGGCAATATCCAGACCAAAGGTACTCCTAATCATATCCTAGTGAATAAAGTTTTGGATTATGATTTTGATCATTTTATTACATATGCCAAAATGGTGCGAGCTGAAATGACTAAACGCGGCTATCGCACAATGGATAGTGTATGGAATAAAATTGTTGCTCTAAAACCGGATTGGCAAGAAGTGCAATTCTGGGAGTTGTACTTTAATTGGATGGACGATGAATACGAAACTATTTGTTATTACAATTTAATGGAAAAATATCGCTGTGGAGGTATCAAAGAAGAAGATTGGATCAAAATACAAAAACAGCATTTTCCATTTGATAAATAAAAAAACGGGGAGACCTTAATTGGTCTCCCCGTTTTTTTCTTCCTCTTGTTGTTCATTCAATTTTTGAATGACCTTTTCAACAATTTCATCCGTTTTTTCGTCAATTGCAGTAACAATATATTCTTGTATTTTTACATCATTAGAATGTGGCTACATAGGATAGAAATATTCTTCTAAATATTGAATATTTGTAAAATTATTTTCAGTAGTCCAATTATTATATCTGGTTGTTGATAAATCGTAAAAATGTCTTGTGTGTTCTCTTAACCAAGTATATAAAGACATAAATATCGCACTCCTTTCTTTTATAGATTTCAAAATTAAATAAATAACTTTAACCAAAATCGTCCTATATTTGATTTTTATAAAAAAATATTATATAATATTTATAGAAAATAAAGAAAGGAAGTTATTCATTATGAGTGACAATGTTCAGAAAGATTTGGTCCTCTCCATTAACGAATATGCATATGTAGAGGACGAAACCAAAGGACATGTTATCTGCTGGGTCGGTCCTTCCAAGACCTCTCTTTCCCAGTCCGATAAACTGGTCCGTTTTGATCCCGCAATCAAGAGATTTGTCCCTTGTTCCTACAGCCAGGCTATCAATCTATTCACGATTGCTCCTGAGAACTGGTATGTCATTCTCAAGAACCCCGTTGAAGATAACAAGCACCCCAAGGCGGGTACTTCCAATAGCCTGCCTGATGTGGTTCACGTCGGTCAGAAAATCAATGTCACTGGTCCTGTGAGTTTTGCTCTCTACCCTGGACAGATGGCAAAGGTTGTTCGCGGCCATGCTCTTCGTACCAACCAGTATCTGCTTGCCCGCGTGTATGAAGCGGCTGCCGCCAGTTCCTCTTCCGGTGAAGTTCGTGACGCTGAAGGCAATATCATCGACACCAAGACCACTTATGTAAATGGTCAGATTTTGGTCATTAAGGGCACCGAGGTTTCCTTCTACATTCCTCCTACTGGCATCGAAGTTATTCCTATTAATAACGATGATGCTAATGGCTATATCCGCGAGGCTGTAACTCTTGAACGCCTTGAATACTGCATCCTCAAGGATGAAGATGGTAATAAGCGTTATGTCCACGGTCCGCAGGTTGTGTTCCCCGAGCCTACCGAAACCTTTGTAACCAGCCCCAAGGGTGGTTATGTGTTCCGTGCAGTCGAACTTTCTCCCATCAGCGGCATTTATGTCAAGGTTATTGCCGAGTATAAGGATGGCGAGGATGGCCCCGTGCATCCTGTTGGCGAGGAGCTTTTCATCACTGGTAAAGACCAGATGATTTATTACCCCCGCCCCGAGCATGCCATCATCACCTATGACAATAAGATGATGCATCATGCAATCGCAATTCCCGAAGGCGAAGGCCGCTACATTATGAACCGCCTTACCGGCGAAATCAAGACCGTCAAGGGTCCTCAGATGTATCTGCCCGACCCTCGATATGAAGTGGTTGTAAAGCGTAAGCTGTCTCGTCATCAGTGCGAACTGATGTATCCTGGCAATGAAGAGGCTCTTGCCTACAATATGAGCCTCACCGAAAAGTCTCTTGAGAAGTCTCTCAAGACTATCTCCATCGACGAATTCACCGCATATAGCACTTCCAATAGCATTGGTGATACTCTCGCCAATCTGGAAGCAAAGGCTAATATCTCTCGCGGCACCTCCTATACCAAGCCTCGTACCATCACTCTTGACACCAAGTATGAGGGTGTTGTTACTACCGATGTTTGGACTGGCTATGCCGTTAATGTCATCAGCAAGAACGGCGACCGCAAGGTTGTTTGCGGCCCGCAGACTGTGATGCTGGATTACGACCAGACCCTTGAGGAACTCCAGCTCAGCACTGGCAAGCCTAAGACTACTGACAATCTCATTCGCACCTGCTTCCTCCGCCACGAGAATAACAAGGTAAGCGATATGGTCAATGTTGAAACCAAGGACTTTGTGCGTTGCACTGTCAAGGTTTCCTACTGTGTGGACTTCGATAAGGATTACATGGATAAGTGGTTCAACATTGATAACTATGTGAAGTTCATGACCGACCGCGAGCGTTCTCTCTTGAAGCGTGCGGCTAAGAACTACACCATTGAAGAGTTCTATCAGAACTATATCACTATCGTGCGTGATGTCGCCATCGCACGCGATCGCAGCGAAGTGAAGGATGCCGATAAGGCAGCCCACAAGGGTCGTTTCTTCCCTGAGAACGGTATGTATGTCTCTGACTGCGAAGTTCTCTCCATTGACGTTGAAAGCGACGTCTATCAGATGCTGACTGACCATCAGCGTGAAATGGTTGAGCGTTCTCTGGAACTCTCCACCGCTGACAAGCGTGTGCAGGTTGCTGAGCAGCTGGCTATTGCCGAGAAGAAAGAGAATGAAGTTGAGAGCCAGAAGCTCATCAACAAGATGAACCTCCAGCGTGAGGAAGCTGTCCGCAAGCTCGCAATTCAGAGCGAAGTCAATCGTATGAAGGAAGCTGAGGCAGAAGCCTCCAAAAAGGCCGAGCAGGACCTCCAGGTTATCATTGATGCTGTTGCCGATGCCGACCGCGAGCGTAAGAATAAGGATCTGGAACAGGATCTTGCTTATAAGACTGCTCTTGCCGACATTGAAAAGGCAAAGCAGAAGGCTTACGCCGATACGGTCTCCCAGATTATGACCTCCATCGCTCCTGGACTGATTGAGGCTCTGACCTCTAATGCCAATGTTGACCTTCTCAATGGTCTCAACACCGCGGTTGGTCCTTACGCAATCGCCAACGGTGAGAGTGTCGCAGATGTTGCTAACAAGCTGCTTCGCGGACTTCCCGTTGAAAGTCTCCTTAAGAACCTCGCCAAGGAAGACAAATAAAACTTATCCCCGCAGGGAGGATGGCCGCAAGGTCATCCTCCTTTTTGATTTTTATAAAAAATTATGATATAATATTTATAGAAAATAAAAGGAGTGATATAAATGTTTTGGCACGATAGAAAGACAATCCCAGCAAAAGATACCAAGATTGGTGATGTCATTATCGCTACCCATCCAACAGAGACATCTACAGTTATGGGTCCAAACTATACTGTGGTCAAAAAGCATCTTGATCGTGTCGAGGTTATTGATGATTGGCACAATAAGACTGAGTTCCTCGACAATGACCTGAGAGTTGATTTGAACCTTACAGAAGACGAATATCACGATAAATACCTTGAAGATGCCAAAGCAATTGTTTACGCAATGAATCATGAGCTCTATGATATGGGCGATGCCTACCACGAAATGTGGAATGGTTGGATTGAAACCAATCCATATGATTTTGCGGCAAGAGCAAAAGAAGAGAAAATTATGGTTGTTGGATGGTTCAAGTTATCCATCCAGAAGATGGACGGAGATTTGGATATTGGCATTGTTGCCGAATATGAAGATGGAGAACGTTTCTGGTGCCACGCATCCAGTAGATGGTTCAAAAGATGGGAAGAAGATTATCCTGAACTTTATTAAGGAGGAATAAAAAATGACTAACAAGGAAATGATTATCAGCGTGCTCAATGACCACGGATGCCAGACTGGCTTCCAGATTAAGGGTTCAGTTTTTCGCAAGTTTGGTGTAATTATTTCTCCTAATGCGGCGAGTGGTGTAATGCGTCCTCTTGTTGCGGCTGGCTATGCCGGCAAATCTCCTAACCCTGCGGACGGAAAGATGGCTTATTGGCTGACTGATCTTGGAAAGGAGAAGTTGATCAAATGAGTTGGAGTTATAGAAGACACCTTAGAGCAAAATTTGGGGTTAGAGATGAACAGTTATCTGCTTGTCCAACCAGAGTTACTCGCTTAACTTTTGACCAGTGGCTTACTTTTTATCACGGAGATCCTGAAAATTGGATTGATTTTGAAAACAGCCGTTTTGTTAATGTATCCAAAATCAATTCATATCATCTCCCTGTTTATAAAAAATTTATTCAAAAAACCTATCCTTCTGGAGAGACTGTTGAATTAACTGAGTATATCTATATCAAATTTCTCACCCGTGCAGATTTTAAAAAATATGAACAGTATATCAAAACCATTCTGAAAAATGGCGAAGATTTTGAAAATCTCCGCGAAATTGAAGAATTGGCAAGATATATTGGAAAAATTGCTGATCAACGTTTGCGTGAAACGCAAAAGAGAACGCAAAAAGCAATCGACGACAATCAGAAACTGATGGAAGAAACCCGTCTAAAAATTAGAGCAGAAATGTCAGGAGGTGAGCAGGTTGAACTATCATTCTGATGAATGGATTATGAAACAGGTGCTTGAGCATCTCCAAGAGGCCGAGACTCTCGTCCCAACTAAACATATCGTAGGAATTTTCTATCAAGGAAGTGGTAACTATGGACTTGACTACGAAGGTTCTGACGTCGATACTAAGTGTATCGTAACTCCAACTTTTAAGGACATTGCTCTCGCACGCAAGCCTATAAGCACTACTCATGTGCGTACAAATGATGAACATACTGACATGAAGGATATTCGTTTGTATATCCAGACCTTCCGCAAGCAGAATCTTAACTTCCTTGAAATTCTTTACACCCCTTATTACTGGTTTCCGAATTCGTATTTCTGTGAACAATGGCAAAGACTTATCAATGCAAGAGAGGAAATTACCCATTACGACCCTGTTCGCAGCGTTAAGTCTATGATGGGTATTGCTTCTGAAAAGTTCTTTGCCATGGAACATCACTATCCGGCTCGTATGGCTTGGATTGACAAGTTCGGTTACGATCCGAAACAACTTCATCACCTGCTTAGAATTTCTGAATATCTGGACAGATACCTTGCTGGTGAGCCATATGGCGATTGCCTTCTTACCAAACAAGCCGAGTATCTCAAAGAGGTAAAACTTGGCAAACATTCTTTAGAAGAGGCAAGAGAAATCGCAAATCGTGTATATACAGATATTCACGAAAAATGCGACCAATTCATTGAAGCACATAAAAATGATCCTGTTGACTCTGCGGTTGATGAACTTCTGGACGACGTAGCTTATAAAATTATGGAAGAGAGCGTTCAGAGAGATTTATGGGATGCGAAAGGAGCGTTTTACTGTGGATAATTGGCTTTATAATGAATATGTTCTCAGCAGCATTTTTCTATATCATACTCTTCACAATTTGTTTATCCGCAAACGGAGGAGAAAGTAATGGCTGAACCTGACTTTTGGACTATTCATTATCTCTATTCTCATTATGCAGAGCGTATGAAAGTTTTGGATAGGAGACAGAAATCAAATATGCTCTCCTATTCAGACTATCTTACAGCAAAGCATAATGTAGAAATAGATTATGCTCAAGCTATGCGTATAATTTTTGAGAGAGAAGAGCATAGCGATTGTTTGTTTCTCCCCATTGCAGAATTTGCGGAAGCCTGGGATAATGGCTTCTATAACGAATGCGATGGATTCGGATATTTTGTAGATTGGGACGGTAATGAACTTGGAGTAATTGACTGGGATAATCTCCCAGAAGAGGCGTGCTTTGTAGCATGGTATAACAATTGAAAAACGAAAAATTTTATTGCCCCAAATGTAATCATCAGATTTATATATCTCACAATATAGACTGGCATAGTCTATATATCTATTATTATCCAGTTTGTTCCCATTGCGGCTGGAGTTCCAGACAAGTGTTTGATTCTCCGGACGAAGTAAAAAAATTTATGAAAGAAGGTTCGTAGTAAATGATTACTCGCTGGCTTCTTACTGGCGATTGTCACGGCGAATTCACCAGGTTTAAAAACTATGATAAAGAAGTCCAGCAAGATGAAAATACAGCAGTAATCATCCTCGGTGATGCTGGACTGAACTGGACATTGGACGAGCACGATAGTCAGATGAAGAACTTCCTATCCAAAAGATATAAGTTTAGGATCTACTGCGTGCGTGGAAACCACGAAGCACGACCTGCTGATGTTCCTGGGATGAAACTCATTTATGACGAGGATGTTGGCGGTGAAGTATATATGCAAGAAAAATGGCCTAATATTAGATATTTTAAAGATTGGGGTATTTATCTAATTGACGGCTTAGAAATCGCCGTTATTGGTGGAGCATATTCTGTTGATAAGTGGTTTCGGCTTGATCGCGGTGCTATCTGGTTTGAAAATGAACAACTTACCGATGAAGAAATGCTTGCGGCAACTATAGAATTAACTGGAGCGGAAGTTGATATGGTATTTACCCATACTTGTCCTATCTGTTGGGAACCTTGGGATTTATTCCTTCCCAGCATTGATCAAAGTCGAGTGGATAAGTCCATGGAACTATTTTTAGAAGAAATTGCTCAATGTTTTGGGTGGAAAATTTGGGTGTTTGGTCATTATCACGAAGACCGCCTAGAGCGTCCAGGAGTTGAGCAATTTTTTAAAAAGACAGAAGAGCTAAAGACTGTATGGGACAGATGGCAAAATTATGAAAAAGATAATGAATCTTTAAACTGGCGGTTGCCAAAAAGTCCAATGTTTTATGATAAAGATTTCGTTTTAGAGAAAAGAGAGGAATATTGGAAAAATGGAAAAAATTGAAAAATTTGATGGACAATACGCTTTTCTTTCTAACTTCTATGATAGCCCACTTCCAACCTCTGGAGGAACAGTAATTTTTCCAACAGTAGAACATTATTTTCAAGCAATGAAAACTGAAAATCCAGAAGAGAGAGAACGCATAAGACTTGCGGCAACTCCTGGAAAAGCTAAACGATTAGGGCGCACGGTTAATTTGAGGGCTGATTGGGAAGAGATAAAGTTAAACGTGATGAAATATGCCTTAATTAAAAAGTTTAATAATAATCCTGAATTAAGAAATTTATTGCTTGAAACTGGCGATGCAGAACTCGTTGAAGGCAATTACTGGCACGATAACTTTTGGGGAAATTGTTCTTGTGAAAAATGTAAAAATATTAAAGGACAAAATCATTTAGGACAGCTTCTTATGGAAATTCGTGCAGAATATAGAAAATATAACGATATTATCAGATAATCAAAGAGAGGAATAAATATCCTCTCTTTGATTTTTATAAAAAATTATTATATAATATTTATAGAAAATAAAGAAAGGGTTGGTCTTATAAATGAATATCTATTTTGACTTTGAAGCCACACAATTCTCAAATCAGGTTATTGCCATTGGAGCAACTTGCGACTATGGCGATTTCTGGTGTCTGGTGTCCAGTTTCCGCAAAAAGATTACTCCGTTTATCACTCAGCTGACCGGCATCACAAAGGAAATGGCTGAAGGTGCTCCTACTGCGGAAGAGGCTTTTTCTGATTTGCGTGAGTGGATTAGTAAGATGTGGGAATGTGCCGAAGAGCCGGTTTTCTATCACTGCTATGGCGATAGTGATAAAGATTTTCTCCATAATACCGCCTGGAAAATTGAAAACACTGGAATTGCCAATTTTGCTAATAATCTGGCAGATTCTTTGATTGACGATTCCAAAAAAGTGACACGTTTCTTCCACACCAAGGCTATTGGTGTATATAAGGCTCTGCGTTATTTTGAGCCTGAACTTGGTGAACAGGACCATGACCCGCTAAATGATGCAATCGCATTGCATCGTCTTAATAATCATATCGACAAGGCTGAACCGCTGAATGAATATCCTTTTGTTGAGAACGATAAAATTATCAAAGTCGTTGCTCCTCAGCCTTCTAAGAGCGGTTATCTTATTACCGCTATTTCATTGACTGATGTGGTTATGAAGCCCCGTTTCTTCGATACTTATGGCGAAGCCTGCGATTGGCTTTATGCCAGGGTCAAGAAGAAGAGCCCTGATGCAATAAGGGATAATATCTTGAAACGTATGAAAAAGGCTATTGACGAAACCTCTGATTATGGTGGTTTCCATTGGACTAAAGAAATTTGTTAAAGAAAGGATTGAGTAACAATGAGCGAGCATGTTGGCTATATCGTAAAAATCAATGAGTTGAACCCTCATGCCAATGCTGACCGTCTGCAGATCGCAACCATTTTTGGTGCTTCTGTAATTGTTGGGTTGGATGTTAAGGTGGGCGATCTCGGTGTATATTTCCCCATTGACCTTCAGCTGAGCGAGGAGTACTGTGCTCAGAATAACCTTGTCCGTAAGAAGGACGAGAATGGAAACAATATCGGCGGATACCTTGATCCCGATAAGCGGAATATACGTGCGATGAAACTCCGTGGTGAGAAGTCTGAGGGTCTCTTTATGCCTCTTGAGTCTCTTGCCTACACCGGCGAGACCAAGTTTGAGGTGGGTGAGAAGATTGACGTTCTCAACGGACATGAGATTTGCCGTAAATATATCCCCAAGGGCAATTCTGGCGTCGCTCATGTCAAGGATGGAAACCATACCCGTAAGCATTCTGTTCCTATTGCACCTCTGTTCGCAGAGCACGCAGATACTGAGCAGCTGGCTTACAACCTGGATGCTTTCCGAGGCGGCGATCTTGTTGAGATCACCTTGAAGATGCACGGTACTTCTGGCCGCACTGGCTATCTGCCGAAGTTCCAGGGCTATAAGCGTACTTTCTGGGATAAGATCCTTCGTCGTCCTGGTACTCCTATTTACGATTGGGGTTATGTAACCGGCACTCGTCGCGTTGTCCTCAACGACTTCGAGGATGGTGGATATTATGGCTCCAACGCATTCCGTGAGCCCCACGCAAAGTTCTTCGAGGGTAAGCTGCACAAGGGCGAGACCGTGTACTACGAGATCGTAGGTTTCACCAATGATGGTGCTCCTATCATGGCATCTGTTGCCAATAGCAAGATTTCTGATAAGGAGTTTGCTAAGCAGTACGGCAAGGAGACTGTGTTCTCTTATGGATGCGACCCGAAGGGTACTCCTGATGAGCCTCAGTCTGCCTGCTACGTCTATCGTATGACCATGACCAACGAGGATGGCGATGTGGTGGAGTACACTCCCGACTTCATGCGTTATCGCTGTGAGCAGATGGGTGCCAAGTGCGTTCTTCCGTTCTGGAAGGGCTATATTCCTGAGGATCCCTACAAGCGTGATATGATTACTCCTGGCGATTGGATCAAGGATATTGCAGAGAAGTATTATGACGGACCTGACCCTGTCGGCAAGACTCATGTGCGTGAGGGCGTAGTTATCCGCATTGTGAATCACCCGAAGTTCTGTGCCTTCAAGCATAAGAACTTCTCCTTCAAGGTTCTTGAGGGTATCGCTAAGGATCTTGCAGCCGAGCCTGATATGGAGGAGGCTCAGGAGGTTCAGGACGATGTATAATCCAGATCAGTTAGTTATGACTAAAGAAGAGGCAAGGTTCCCGTGGGAGCCGTTTAAGAGCAACACAGGAGACCCTCCTACTTCCACGGAACCTTCTTCTACTGTAATACCTACACCGCAGCCTGTTCCTCCAAAACTTTGCCCTTACCGCAAACAAACTGTATATATGACCATGGTACATGGAAGTAGAGTGGAAGTCTCTATGAACGATGCCACTTTTTCTGAGGAATTTTTCTTACCGTGTACAGAAGATTGTATATGCTATGTAAAATATGCCTTAAATGGCTATAGTCCAACTTGTAATCATAAATAAAAAAAATAAGCCTCTTAGAAATAAGAGGCTTATTTGATTTTTTATAAAAAATATTGTATAATAATTATAGAAAAAATAAAGGAGTGATACCTATGGGAAGAGTATTTGCTCTAAGTGACCTTCATGGTCAACGAGCATTATGGGAACAAATCAAGGAATATCTTGAGCCGGATGACAAGCTATTTTTTCTTGGCGACGCAATAGACCGCGGACCTGATGGATTTGCAATTATGAAGGAGCTATTGACCGATAAGAGAGTAACTTATCTCAAGGGTAATCATGAAGCTTTGATGGAAGATGCTTTGTGTGAAATTCGTAGATATGAAGATCTTGGAGAAATGTTTACTCTCTGGCTTCAGAATGGTTGTTATCCAACCTATGAAGCATGGCTTAATAATGGAATGAATTTTGGTTGGATCCATATTCTTCATAATCTTCCTACCAAATATACTTATGTAAATGCCAAGGGAGAAGAGGTTTGTCTATCCCATGCTGGCTTTACTCCTGGCTCACAGGCAGTAAGTGATTTTGATTTGATATGGAATAGAAAGCATTTTTTTGACAGTATTCCAGAAGAGTATCAAGATTGTCACGAAATCATTGTTCATGGACACACTCCAACGGTGTTTATTATGGAAGATTTTGACAAGGTTAATCAACTTGCCGCTTGGAATCAGCAAAATGGAAAACATGGTAATACATATTATTTCCAGGAGAGAGAAGGAGCAGTTATCTATGGAGATGGATGTAAAGTATGTATTGACTGCGGCTGTTTCGCAACTGGACACACTGTTTTGTTAAATCTGGATACCTGGGAAGTAATTCCCTTTGATGCAGACATTGAAGATGGTGAGGAGGATATTAACGAATGAGCTCTTATGATTGGGAAGATCTTGGTATAGCAATTGTCGTTGCAATTTTTGCTCTTGTTTTGGCTTTTTTTGAAGCAATTCTCGGAGTTTGGCTGTGGAGAAAAATTATGGTAGAAATTTTCAATCTTCCATATTTGACTTTCTGGCAGTTTTATGGTCTGACCGTTTTAATTCACATCATTTTCCCCGGCAGAACAGTAAAAATTAAGGAGAAAAACTAATGGCTAAATATGAAGAGCATCAGTTTTATTGTCTTCTTTGCGGCAGGCCTGGTATTCCACTCCGAAGAAAAACAGGTTTTCAACACGGTGCAATGCATCGTAAGAAATTGTATTGCCCCTACTGTAAAACCGAAGTAAATCATGTTGAAATAAGAAACATTCTTGAAAAAGAAAAGTTTCTTGAAGACTTTAAAAATGGGGTGTATAAAGATGAAGCAGAAGAATCTCGTAATACTTGCCGGAATTCCAGGTGCGGGTAAATCTACTTGGGTTAAACAACACCTTGGTGAAAATGATATATATGTTTCTCGTGATGAAGTGCGTTTTTCTCTTATCAGCAATGAAGAAGAGTATTTTTCTCATGAGACTGAAACATTCGATAAGTTTGTGCGAGGAATTGAAAAGAATTTGGAAAAGGGTAAGCGTGTTTTCGCAGACGCAACACATATCAATTGGGCAAGTCGCCGCAAATTGATTGAGCGTTTACACAATCGTGAAGATATTGATATTGATGTGTATTACTTCACTATCACTCTTCCTCTTGCGATTGCTCGAAATAATCAGCGCCAAGGACGTGCTCGCGTACCAGAGGATGTTATCCACCGCATGTATAAACAATCTACTCATCCGTCTACCGACCCCTTTACTTATCATACAATAAAACTAATTTTTTCTGATGGACAAGAGACTGTTGTAAAGGAGGGTGAATAATATGTAGACTATTTGGATTGCATGCGGTCCACCTGCAAGCGGAAAAAGTACAGCTATACAAGAAAGAATTCAAGATAATGAATTATATGTATCTCGTGATGCGGTAAGATTATCTATGATTCCAGAAGGCGAAACAATCTACTCTGTTTATGAAGATGATGTTTATCATAATTTTATTGAAGCAGTTCAAAACGCAATCAATACAGGAAAAAATGTCTATATAGACGATACTCATTGTTTTGCTAAAAATCGTAAAGAATTGCTTGATAACTTAGATATATCAGAAGTAGATAAAATAAATATTATCTGTTTTAAAACCTCTTTATTTTTCTGTATCAAGAGAAATAATAAAAGAGATAGTTGGCATAGAACTAATGCTCAAACCGTTTCAAGAGAATTTTATGCTCTGCAAACAGAAGATCCTGCTAATGATGACTTTTATAAGTATGATGAAATTCATTATATTTATGATGATGGAACAGAAGAGGTGAAATATAAAAATGATTTGGGTAACGAGTGACTGGCATTTTGGTCATGACAGAGAATTTATCTGGAAGGCTCGCGGTTTTGCCAGTGTTGAAGATATGAATGAATATATTATCAATGCACATAATGCGATTGTAAAGCCAGAAGATGATGTTTATGTTCTTGGCGATTTGATGCTCGGTGATAGCGATAAGGGTATTGAATGCGTTAAGCGTATGAATGGAAAACTTCATATTGTATGGGGCAACCATGATACAGATTCTCGTAAAGCGAAATATAATGCTCTGCCGAATGTGGTTGAAAGCGGTCATGTAATCGTGCTGAAATACAAAAAGCATAACTTCTATATGAGCCATTATCCTACGCTAACCGGCAACCTTGAACAAGAAAGTCTGACGCAAATGACGCTTAATCTTTTTGGGCATACTCACCAAAAGACAAATTTTCATATGGATATGCCCTTTATGTATCATGTTGGCGTAGATTCTCATAAATGTTTTCCAGTAAACCTGGATAATATTATCGAAGAGATGCACGCAAAAGTAAAAGAGTGTAAGGAGTTCCTCGATGAACCGGACGATAAGAAAACGCCAGAAGTGGAGTTGGCTTAGACAGAAGGAATTGAACAAGTTCCTGAGCCCTATAGAGCAGCCGCAATTAACTGGGATTACGAGACACAGCGATGCGATAAATGCGTTCATTACAGAAGTCAATGCGGTGGCCCATCTCGGTATCGACCAGGGAAATGCCCCCCTGGACAATCTTATAAAAGGGATCCTCCTGACGGTGGATTCTATGGATGATTATTTTGTTGATTTATTTAAACAAGGGTACATTTAAAAATTAAATAATAAAAGGAGAAAAGAAAATGCTGAGTACAATTTTGCCGTTCATTCCTTTCGTTGTGATTGCGATTGTTGTTATCGCAATTCTTTGCAGTGGTTATATCAAGGCTCCGCCCGATATGGCTTACATCATCTCTGGTCTTCACAAAAAGCCTCGTATCCTTATTGGTAAGGCCGGCATCAAGATTCCTTTCTTCGAGCGAGTTGATAAGCTCTCACTTGGTGCCATCCAGATTGATGTAAAGACCGGCTCTGCCGTTCCTACTGCCGAATATATCAACGTTAGAGTGGATAGCACAGTTTCAGTGCGTGTAGGTAGAACTGATGAAATGATTGCGTTGGCGGCTCAGAACTTTTTGAATGTTGGGCGTGAAGAGATTGCGCGCAAGATTAATGATCTCCTGGAAGGCAACATTCGTGAAATTGTTGGCCAAATGAAGCTGACTGAAATGATTGGCGACCGCAAGAGCTTCTCTGAAAAGGTGCAGGAAAATGCTGTTCCCGACCTCGCCAGATATGGTCTTGAGCTGATTACCTTCAACGTTCAGAACTTCGTTGATGACAACGACGTTATTCAGAACCTTGGTATTGATAACGTCGCACAGATTTCCAAGAACGCTGCTATCGCTCGTTCAAACGCTGAACGCGAAGTTGAAGTCGCAAAGGCTGCAAACGCAAAGCAGGCAAATGACGCTAAGGTCCAGGCTGCTGAAGAGATTGCCAAGAGAAACAATGACCTGGCAATCAAGCAGGCAAATCTTCAGCGTGAAGCTGATACTGAGAAGGCTCGTGCCGAGGCTGCCAAGAGCATCGAGGCAGAAAATCAGCGTAAGTTGAAGGATGTTGCTGAAACCGAAGCGAATATCGCCAAGGCACAGAAGCAAGCCGAACTCAAGCAGAAGGAAATTGAACTGAAAGAGTATGAACTGACCGCTCTTGTGCGTAAGCAGGCTGATGCCGATAAGTACGCTCAGGAGAAGGCAGCTGAAGCAAAAATGGTTCAGCAGCAGCGAGAGGCTGAGGCTCGTGCTTACGAGCAGGTGAAGAGATCTGAAGCCGCAAAACGTGCAACTGAGCTCGAAGCGGAAGCACGCAAGTTGCAGGCAGATGCTGATAAGTATGCGGCGATGGCTGAGGCGGAAGCAATTAAGGCAAAGGGTGAAGCTGAAGCTGAGGCAATCCGCTTGAAAGGCGAGGCTGAAGCTATTGGTATTGAGAAGAAGGCTGAGGCTCAGAAGAAGATGGGTGAAGCTTCCGTTATCGAAATGATTATGAACGCACTGCCCGAAATGACTGCGGCCGCCGCGGCTCCTTTGAGCCAGGTTGATAGCATCACTATGTACGGCGATGGCAATGGAGCTAAAATGGTTGGTGACATCACTACTTCCGTCAGTAAGGTCATCTCTGGCGTGAAAGATGCAACCGGAGTGGACATTGCGTCCCTTATCGCCGGATATATGAGTGGCAAGACTCTGACTGGCAATCCTCCCACGCAAGAATAACTTATAAAGGGGTGTAACTTCGGTTACACCTCTTTTTTGTTTCCGAAAACGACCGAGGTTCGGTTCGCCGCGCCCATAGCAAATTTTTTTACCAAAAAGGGGAAAGGGTTGCTTTTCTTAAAATTTTTTGCTATAATTTAATTAGAAAATAATAAATAGAAAGGGTGTTTTTATCTATCAATGAAGCACGAACCTAAGTTCTATTTCAATCCTGATGAAGGATCTTCTCTTTGTGTTATTTAGACTAAAACAAAAACATATATTGGGACCGCCCAATGCACGAAAGAAGATAGAGATATGATGAGCGAAAAAACAGGTTGTGAAATTGCTTATCATAGAGCCGTAATTCATTCTTTGGAAGATAGAGTAAATGATTTAAAAGGCGAATTAGCTGGATTGAAAAAGTATTATTATACAATAAATCAAAGCAAATATTATCAATCTGATAGTTATTATGTAGTTATGTTAAATAATCAAATTCAATAGAGAAATGATGATATAGATTTTACAAAAAAAATGATTAAAAAGGAAAAAGATTATTTAAAAAACTATATGCAAGATAAAGCTGAGTTTTATAAAAAGATTAGACGTAATAGGTAGGTCAATTCAAATTAATAAACCTATCCATTTTTTCATAATAAATGAACTAAAGAATGGAAAGGGTGATACTTATTACTATTCTATTAGTATTTTGTATGGGCTATGCTTTGTGTGCCTGGGGGGTTCCATTCCTTGATAACATATTTAATACTATTGCTGTATTTTTTCAATTACTTCAAGGAAAAATGGCAGTAAAAATAACTGCGGACTCTGTAAAAGCAGCTAAATTAAAAGAGGCACTAAATAAAGATGGAGAAAGCACTAGAGTAATAGGCTTTACACTCCCCAATCCAATAGAAGAAGAGGAAGAAGAATATGAAGATGACGAATAAATATTTCGATACGAGTAGTTTGTTGCTATTGGCAGATACCCTTTTTGAAGAAAATCATAATTTTAATATTTATATTACATCAATAACATTAAGTGAATTAGAATATATTAAAACATCTGCTAATAAAGACCAAAGTGTAAAATATGCAGCTCGTCAATTACTTCATAAACTTGACGAAAATTTAGACAAATGGAATTGTCTACCTTATAATACAGATTGTCAACAAATATTAGATAGATTCAAATATGAAACTACTAATGATACAAAAATTTTAGCTCTTGCATATCAACATATGAATCAATATTAGGCTCAAATTCCTATTTTTGTTACTAATGATATTGCATTAAAAATGTTGGCAAAACCACTATTTGGTAAAAATATTGAAAGTATTCCAATAGAAGTAGAAGATTATACAGGATATGAAGAATTATACCTTACCGAAGAGGAAATGGCTAATTTCTATTCTTACCCTAATATTTATGGTCAATGTCTAAAAATCAATCAATACATAAATTTGTATAGTAAAGAAACAAAAGAAAGAGTAGATACATTACTCTGGACCGGAGAAGAATTTAGACAACTCAAATATAAAGGTTTTTATTCTAAACAATTTGGAGAAATTAAACCTTATAAAGGTGATATATATCAAGCTATGGCGGCAGATAGTCTTATGAATAATAAGATTACAATGATCAAAGGACCTGCGGGCGCCGGTAAATCACTTCTCTCTGTTGGATACTTATTTTACTTATTAGAAAAGGGAAAAATAGACAAAATAATTATATTTTGTAATACAATAGCAACAAAAAATTCAGCACGTTTAGGATTTTATCCTGGAACACGCGATGAAAAACTTTTAGATTCACAAATTGGTAACTTTTTATCCAGCAAATTAGGTAGTCAATTGGCAGTAGAACAATTGATTCAAAGCGAAAAACTATTATTGCTACCAATGAGCGATATTAGAGGTTATGATACTTCTGGAATGAATGCTGGTATTTATATTACAGAAGCCCAAAATCTTGATATACAATTACTCAAATTAGCACTCCAAAGAGCCGGCGAAGATTCAATCTTTATCCTTGATGGAGATATAGATAGTCAAGTTGATTTAATTGACTATGAAGGAGTAAATAATGGTATGCGTCGAGCCTCTAAAGTATTTAGAGGTAGCGATATATATGGAGAAGTTACATTAAAAACAATTCATAGAAGTAAAATTGCAGAATTGGCACAGATGCTATGAGAAATCATAGCATCTGCTTTTTATAAGGAGGAATTGGAATGAATAGTAAATTAGTTGATTATACAGAATTATCTCCAAACAACTCCGGACTTAGACTTCAACCCATTGATAGAATTTCTCCTCATTGTGTTGTAGGACAATGCACAGCAGAGGCATTAGGTGCTTGGTTTGCAAAAACATCTACTAAAGCCTCTTCTAATTATGGTATTGATAAAGACGGAAGAATTGGACTATACGTAGAAGAATAGAATAGAAGTTGGTGTACTTCAAGTGCATCTAATGATAATAGAGCAATTACTATTGAATGTGCAAGTGATTCATATCATCCGTATAGAATGAATGATACTGTATTAAATTCTTTAATAAAACTATGTATAGATATTTGTGAAAGATATGATAAAGATACTTTATTATGGTTTAATGATAAAAATAAATCTTTAAATTATATACCAAAGAAAAATGAAATGGTTATTACAGTTCATAGATGGTTTGCCAATAAATCTTGTCCTGGAGATTGGCTTTATGAACGTTTGGGTTATGTTGCTGAATAGGTAACTAAGGCTCTGCAAAAACATATAATTTCACAGCCAGAAGAGAAAAAGGAGGAAGAAACTGTGACACAAGAACAATTTAATGAAATGATGAATGTTTGGCTTGAAACTCAAGCCGCAAGAGAACCTTCTAATTGGTCTCAGGAAGCTCGTCGTTGGGCAGAAAATAACGGCTTCATTAAGGGCGATGATAAGGGTCAAAAAATGTATAAAAAACCTCTTACCAGGGAAGAGTTTGTTTAGGTTCTGTATAGAATTGAAAATCAAAAAGCGTAAAGAGAAACAAAAGAAGGAATTTAGCAAAGTGCTGCTAATACAAGAGTCCGCCCTCATATGGATTATGACGATTAGCTTTATTGGATTAGCAGCACTTTGTGTAATAAATAATTTCACTGGTCAATTGCCGTGGCTTACTGCGATGGTAAGTCTTCCTTGGACGGCATATGGTGTTAGCCAGTGTTTTTATTATAATAAATCTAAAGCAGAAAATACAAAAGATGGTATAAAATATGAAACAGTAATGACAGATTTAATGGAATCTTATAAGCATAATATAGAGGGAATTAGCGAAGAACTTACTAACAATCAAGATGAAAATGAAGTAAATTCTGTCGATTTAGATTACGGTATCTAATTATAGTGGCTTGTAGATGAATAATCTGCAAGCCATTTTTTTGTTTTTCATAGAAAAATATGTTATAATAAAAATAAAAGGAATAAAATTATGAAGTGGGTAAATACTATTTCACCAGATGCAGTTTTCGTCGCACAGTGTCTTGCGGGTGCGGCTAAAGTAGAACGCGAAGAAAAAGGCAAAATCATTTGTCCTCCGCAAGATTAGATTTTTAGAGCATTAGAATTAACTCCGCCCGATAAAGTCAAGGTAGTTATTATCGGACAAGATCCATATCATACTCCAGGACAGGCTAACGGATTGGCATTCTCTATTGCAAATGGAAATCCTATCCAGCCAAGTTTGCGGAATATTTTCAAAGAATTAGTTAGTGATATTGGCTGCGCGATGCCAACAACCACTGATTTGACACCGTGGGCTGAACAAGGTGTTCTTCTGTTAAACGCCTCCCTTACTGTTGAAGCACACAAAGCCAACAGCCACGCAGGATGGGGCTGGAACAAATTTACGTCAGAGATATTCGCTGCCTGCGCCCAAATGGAGCAGCCAGTAGTATTCCTTGCTTGGGGTAATTTTGCGCACGAAATCGTTTATAAATCATTTCCAAAAGCAACAACAAATTGGAAAGATATGGTCACTCAACGTCATAAGGCTTGCTTGTTTTCGAGCCATCCCAGTCCTTTGAGTGCCACAAGAGGAAATAGTCCTTTTATTGGCAGCCATTGCTTTTCAATGACTAACAAATGGCTAAAACAAATGGGTGCAGATGAAATTAATTGGGAGTTGCCCTGATTGACTTTTTTAAATTTCTATGTTATAATATAATTATAAATAAGATTTTCTAGTTTCAATTATATTATAACAAAACTTTTATAGAATGTCAATCCAGATGGAGGTATTATGAAGATAGAGAGCGCTTATTATACAAAACGTAAAGATATTATTATTATATAGTTTCCACTTGATAGATATGCAGTAGATGATATGAGTGATATGATAAAAGAAATTAAAAAAGTTTTTCCAAATAATGATATTGTGTGTATTCCAGAAGATATCACCATATCTTTGATAAGAGAGGAAAATCCATTCTTATGATTATATATACAGATGGAAGTGCAAAAATAAATCCAGGTCCAGGAGGATTTGGAGTAGTAGTATTAGATGATGATGAAAATTTAATACTTACTCATAATGAAAAAAGTAATTATACTACAAACAACAGAGAAGAATTAAAAGCAATTTTATGGGCGTTTTTAAAGTATGGGGAACCTGCGGCCGCAGGTAATCCACCCATTGTTCGTAGTGATAGTGCTTATTGTGTAAATACCTTTACCTTCTGGATGTTCTCTTGGGAACAAAAAGGCTGGAAAAAATCAGATAACACCAAGCCAGAAAATTTAGATTTAATCATACCGTTCTTTAATTATTGGCAACAAGGATATAGAATTGATTTACAAAAGGTGAGAGGGCATGCAGGAAACAAATGGAATGAATTAGCAGATAATATAGCCGCAGGAAAGGCTATATTATAAATATAGAGATGGCGCATGGTATACTAAATATACTAAAGAAGAAATCAAGGCAATGATAGACCCTGATGACGAAAAAACTTTTCTATGGTTATTAGAAGAATTGGACTATCCATATATAAAAAAAATATGGGACAAATAGAAACAATATTGGTAGGATTAGAGCTTTTTTGGACGATATTTAGCTTTTATGAGACTATATGATTTTAGACAATGGACGTGGGCTGATTCTTAGGAACTAAACGAACTTGATTTTTTTAAATAAATATTGTATAATATAAATAGAAAATAATAAGGAAAGGATAAATTGTATGGCTGTTGATAAAACACTATATAATGAAGAGAGTATTGAGAGTTTAAGCCCTCTTGAATTTACTCGTTTGCGTCCAGGTGTTTATGCCGGCGACACGACTTATTCTACTCAATTACTTGTTGAAATCTTCTCCAATGCCGTTGATGAATATCGACTTGGACACGGCAATAAGATTGAAGTTAAAATTAATGGTGCAAAAGTCAAAGTAAGAGACTATGGACAAGGTTTTATTCCCAATAGCTTCAGGGATGACGGTAAGACGATCCTTGAAGCTGCTTTTAGTGTCCTCAATACTTCTGGTAAATATCGTGAAGATGGTACATATGAAGGTACATCTTTAGGTTCTTTTGGTATTGGTTCAAAAATCACAACATTTCTTTCTCATTGGCTTGTTGTATCTACATATAGAGATATGCAAAGAGAAGAAATTCACTTTAAAGAAGGGGTTTTTGAGTGTAGATATAATGGTGCACCAAAATCCTTAGAAGCTATTGAAGATGTCCGCAAGGGCGGTACAGAAGTAGAATGGGAAGCTAGTGAAGAATTCTTTACTCATCCAGAAGTAAATGTGAATGAAGTTAAAGCCCTTTTTAAAACTGTCTCTTGTCTTTGTCCAGGTCTTACAATTGAGCTTGATAGTAATGGAGAAAAAACCACTTATTTCTCTAAAAACGGACTTGAAGACTTGGTTGATGAAGCAGTAAAAGGTAAAGAATTAATTGACCATCGTTTTGATTTAAAATTTGCAAATGGTAAGAATAAAATTGATATGGTTATGACTTATACATCAAATTATTCTATGACCATGGTGCCATATGTAAATACAGGTCTTACATCCGTTGGACCTCATATCACACAAATTAAAGCTCTTCTTACAAGAGAATTTAATAAGTTCTTCAAGGATAAGAAGTGGATCAAAGATGGCGAAGATAATCTCTCTGGTGAGGATATCCAAGAGGGATTATATATTGTATTCAATATTACCGCACCGAATGTAGCATATGATGCACAGGTTAAAACTCGTATCACTAAGATTGAGATGAGTCCTTATACTGCGGCAATTGCCGAAGAGTTGCGTATTTGGTTTGCGGCAAATGAGAAAGAAATCAAAGCGATTGCGGATAAGGCTAAGATGGCGAAAAAGGCTCGTGAGGCTGCCGCGAAAGCTAGAGATTCAGTTCGTGAAAAGCAGGCTAAAAAGGAGAAAGCCCTTAAGTTTGACTCTAAGTTGGCTGACTGTTATGGAAAAGATCGTAAGAAATGTGAACTTTATATTACAGAGGGTGATTCTGCTTCTGGTAACTTGAAACAAGCAAGAGATAATGAGTTCCAAGCAGTTCTTCCTGTTCGTGGTAAGATTTTGAATACTCATAAAGCTGGAGTAGATAAAATTCAAAAGAATTCAGAAATTATGTCAATGATTGATGCTTTTGGACTGGAAATTGACCCACGAACAATGAAAGTCACCTATGATAAGAATAAAATTAGATATGGTAAGATTATTATTATGAGTGATGCTGACGTTGACGGTGCTCATATTAAGAATCTTTTCTATACATTTGTGTGGAATTTCTGTCCACAGTTAATTGAAGATGGTTTTGTATATGCTGGTGTTCCACCGCTTTATAAAATCACTACAAGTAAGGGATATAAATATCTTAAAAACGACGATGATTTGAAAGCATATCAGAAAGCAAATACTGGTAAAGCATATAAAGTCAATCGTATGAAGGGTCTTGGTGAGATGGATGTTGAAGAGACAGAAGAAACTCTTACCGACCCAGAACAGAGAATTATCAAGCAGGTTACAATCAGTGATGCAGATGCTGCTAAAAAGCTGTTTGATGATTTGATGGGAACTGCGGTAACTCCTCGAAAGGTTTATATTAAAGAACATAGCGAGGAGGCAACTTATAATGCGGAATAATGTTATTAAACTACCTGATAATGAGAATATGAATCATCATCATTTCTGTCCAAAGTGTCATTATTGGCTTTTTGGAGAAAATAGAGGAGATCAATATTGTCCGCATTGCGGAATTAAATTATTTTGGAACTCTAAAAACTTAGAAGAGTTTCATTCTCAAATGTATGACTATAGTATTAGTAGATATAAACAATTAGTAGAACATAAGGAGGCTTGTTATGCTAAATAACAGACTCACTGCTAGAAATCAATGGGGAGATATCCTTTATATTGGTCAATATAAACAAGGTCAATATAGAAATTGGGGAGATTATCCCGAAAAAATGACCGATGAAGCTAAGGATGAAGTTTTAGCAAAACTTTATTTTATTGAAGAAGCAATAGAAGATTTTGAAGAAGGGATGGAAACACTTTATGGCAAACGAGATTCTAACTGACCTTATTAATGAACTTGGTACTAATTTCATAGAGTATGCGGTTGCTGTAAATACAGACCGTTCTATTCCAGACGCAAAAACTGGACTAAAGCCAGTAGCAAAGCGTATTCTATATTGCTCTTATGACGAAGGCTTTAGTTCAAAGAAACCACACGTCAAATGTGCCAATATTGTTGGTAATACAATGGCTTATTGGCATCCTCACGGAGATTCAAGTATATATGGTGCATTGGTTCGTCTATCTCAAAATTGGACATTACGCTATCCTCTTATTGATTTCCACGGTTCTAATGGTAGTCGTGATGGTGATGAGCCTGCGGCCTATCGTTATACAGAAGCACGACTCGCAACTATCGCAGAAGATGGTATGTTGGTTGGAATGAAGAAAGGCGTTGTTGATACAGTGCCTAATTATTCCGAAACAAAAGATGAACCTGTCACTCTTCCATCTTACTTCCCAAATCTTCTTTGTAACCCAAATACTGGTATTGGTGTCGCAATGGCTTGTAACTGGGCTCCACATAATTTGAATGAAGTTGCACAAGCAATTTTTGATTATATGGACGGGAAAGAGCCAATGATTCCTGGCCCCGACTTTCCAACAGGTGGTTTAGTTACCAATAAAGACGATATTCCTTCAATTATGAGAACTGGTCGTGGAAGCGTCAAACTTCGTGGCAAGTATAACATTGAAGGTAACAATATTATCTTCTATGAAATCCCATATGGTGTTGTTACAGAGGCTCTTATGGAACAAATTGGTAAGGCTTGTGATGATGGTGATGTAGAAGGGATTAAACATATTCGCAATGAAAGTAACCGAAAAAAGGGTTTTAGATTGGTTCTTGAATGCGAAAAAGATGCTAATTTGAATAAAACGATTATGCAGCTGTTTAAAAATACAGATTTGCAGACTTCGTTTTCATATAATATGGTTGGTCTTGTAAGTAAAACTCCAAAAGAGTTGAATTTAAAGGAATGCTGTCAAATTTATGTTGAGCATAATAGTGAGTGCATTCGTAGAGAAACTGAATATGATTTGAAGAAAACCGAAGCAAAACTTGAAGTTGATGAAGGTTTGCTTAAGGCTCTTGAAGATATTGACAATATTATTGCTCTTATTAAGGCTTCAAAATCTGCGGCAGATGCTCGTGTACAGCTTTGTGCTAAGTATAAATTCACTGAGCCCCAGGCGCAAGCAATTACTGATATGAAGCTTGGCAAGTTGGCTAATCTTGAAAAAGTTGAGCTAAACGAAGAAATTGAAGGTCTTAAAGAGGAAATTAAACATTTTAATGCTGTTCTTGCTAACCCTCTTGAAGAACTTAAAGTTCGTTTGAGAGCAATTGTTAACAAGTATGGCGATGCTCGTAGAACGGAGTTGACTCAAATAGCCGAGCCGAAGGACAGCGAAGAGAAAAAAATTGCCGCAATACCCCCAGAGAAATGCGTCGTAGTACTTACTGTGGGTGGATCTATCAAACGAATTGCCGCTACCGCATTTAAGGCCCAGAAACGTGCCGGCAAGGGGGTTAAGACTCAGGACGATATTACCTCAGTGGTTCTCAGAACAAACACAGTAGACAACTTAATGATTTTTACTGATAAGGGTAATATGTATCGTCTAATTGTAGATGATATTCCAGAAGGAACAAACACTTCAAAAGGTATGCCTGTTAAGGCACTTGTTTCTATGGAGCCTGGTGAAAATCCAACGGTAATCTACTCCATTTATCGTGATACCGATGCTAAGTTTGTAATTTTCGTTACAAAACAAGGTTATGTAAAACGCACATCTCTGGATGAATATGTCGGCGTAAAAAAGAAAACTGGTATTAAAGCATTAAATCTTCATGACGGAGATAGTATTGCTGCAGTATTTCTTGCAAATGAAGAACAAATTTTAATTCTTTCAAAAGATGGATACGCTATCAGATGCAAGGGAACAGAATTCCCTGCTACTGGACGAGTATCTATGGGATATAAAGGTATCAATTTGAAAGATGGCGATGAAGTTATTACTGCACTCCCAATTCGTAATCCAGAAGATGATGTAGCAATTTTCTCCTCTACTGGTCTTGGTAGAAGAGTTGCTCTTAAAAGTTTTTCTCCACAGACAAGAAATGGACGTGGAACAATTTATGCAAAAGATGCAGATGCAGTTGCGGCTTGTCTTGTAACAGATGGAGATTTGATTTTGGTTTGCGGCGATAAGACTTCTTTGTGTATTAAAGCAGAAGAAATTGCTGAAACTGAATCAAAAACTACTCAGGGTAATATTATTATAAAAGGAAATAATAAAATTACTGGAGTAAGTAAAGTATAAAAGAAAGGAGATTTAATGAATTATTATGAATGATCTTCTTAATCAATTTAACACGCTTATTGCTTAGAATTTTGAATTGTATAATGAATAGGCTAAGAACAAAGGAACAATAGATAATTCAAAAGCATTAGAAGAAGTTAAGTTTTAGACTTTTATGTTATCAACAAAGTATCAAGGCGAAATTTTTAATTTAGTAAATAGATTAAATTATTATAAAGCAAAATATAATGAAGGATCTCCAGTAATTTCTGATGAAGAATATGATTCTTTATATTTTGATTTATTAACTTTGGAAAAAATGAGTGGAATCGTAATGGAAGATACACCAACCAAAGTAGTAGATTTGGATAGTATTTCAGATAATAATTTAATAACATATGACTATAGACATGATTTTATTCCAAGAGAAACTTATAATTTTTAGGAAGTTGTTGATTTTGTTAATAATTCACAAACCACTGTTGCTGTAATAGAACCAGAAGGCATAACTTGTTATTTAGAATATGATTAGGGATATTTAATGGCTGCGGTTGCTTATGAACCAGATGTTATTGATAAAAACATATTTAAAAAAGTTTTATCAATAACATCTTCTGTTCCAAGACGTATTAATTATTAGAAAAAATTAATAATAAAAGGTAAACTAACATGTTTACCAAGAATGATTTATTATAAATTATTAGATAAATCAAAGACTATTTATGACATTGTTTTAAATGCTTTAAATGATATAAATTCATCATTATATACTTTTGAAAATATTGGTATTTCTTTTTTAGTCACTGATATAATATCTGGATTAGAAGATACTCCTTATTTTTATTAGAATATGTGCTTCATAAATGAATTAGGATTTGCTATTTCTCAAATGATGAATTTGGCAATTATTGATTTGCCTTATATTAATTATTTAAAAGGTAGAGGACATTAGAGAGAATTATCTTTCTCAAAAATTCTTTTTAAAAAAAATAAAAGTACAGAAAATAACTATAAAAATGTATTATATTATCATTGTTATGATTTAATTTATACTCAAAAATTAAAAGATATTATTTGGGAATTTGATAATGGTGAAAATAAATTAATTCCAGTTTTATTTCATACTCCATTAATTGTAGATAATTAGATTATTTGCCATACTAAATTATCGTTTAATACAATAAAAGATATGATAAAAGATATTTTTAATAATAAATTATATTATAATTAGACAATCTATATTTATAAGACAAAATTTTTATCATCATATTTAAAAGATATAGATGATAATTCAACATCATCAAGTAAAATTTATTTTGATACATCTGTTATTCCAACTGTATGCCCATATTGTGGAACAACAATAAATTATACCTATGATCATTGGTCACCAATGCATGAAATTAATTTTATTGAATGTCCAAATGAACATTGTCAAGGTAAATTATTTAATAGAATTAAACATTTCTTTGGAGAAGATGGATTAAATATCACTGATTTTTCTGAGGATTTATTAAGATGGTTAGTTTATGAAAAAAAGTGGATTAATAATTTAACAGATATTTATACTTTAGAAAAATATAAAAAAGAATGGTCATGTATCCCTAATTTTAATAAACATATTGTTTCTAATTTATTAAATAATATTGAAAATAGTAAAAAATGCTCATTTGCAGAGTTTTTATCGGCTTTATCTATCCCATTTATTACTAAAGAAGATGCAATAAAAATTGCTAACCATTTTAAAACATATGAAAACTTTTTAGATTCAATTTATTTTGAAGGAAATAATCTGTTAGACAATGCATTGGCTTTAAATGATAATCAAATTCAATCATTATTAGAGTTTGATTATTGTGAAGCAAATATATTGTGGAAAATTATGAAATATGGTGAAAAAATAGACTATACTGCGAACTATTTTGATATGCCATTAAGAAATTAGACTTATGTAGTAGTTGGTCCAGTAAAATATTTTGATAGCGTAGAATGGCTTTGTGGTTATATTCATGGTATAGGCGGAGCAGTAATTTCACAAGTTACAGAAAATGTAGATTATGTAATTAATAATAATCCAGAATCAAATTGTCCAGAAAATATTGCCGCAAGAGAGCTTAATATACCTATCATCACAGAAGAAGAGTTTTTGAGTAATATTTATTGACAATTCAAAAAAAATATTTTATAATTAAAATGTAAGGTAAAAGAATATGGAAGAAATGAAAGCTTTAGTCGATAGACTAAATTATCTTACTAAAAAATACGATGAAGGACATCCAGAAGTTAGCGATAAAGAGTGGGATGAACTTTATTTTAAGCTCGTTCAAATGGAAGAAGATACGGGGATTCATCTTAATGAATCCCCTACACAGACAATTATTTATCAAGTAGTTAATGAATTAAGGAAAGTAGAACATAATCATAAAATGTTGTCTCTTGATAAAACTAAAGACATAGAAGAAGTAAAAAAGTTTTTAGGTAAAGATAATGATTATGTTGCTATGTGTAAAATGGATGGTTTGACTTGTTCGTTGAGATACATCGGCGGCAAGTTGATTTCTGCAGAAACGCGTGGAAATGGCGTTATTGGTGAAGATATTTTGCATAATGCCTTAGTTATTCCATCTATTCCAAAAACAATTCCATATCCAGAAGAACTGGTTGTTGATGGAGAAATTATTTGTACCTATGAAGATTTTAAGCCTTTCTCAGATACATATAAAAATCCTCGCAATTTTGCGGCTGGAAGTATAAGACTTCTTGATAGTAAAGAGTGTGCAAAACGCAACTTGACTTTTGTTGCATGGGATGTAATCAAAGGTTTTCCAAATGATAATAATGTTTATTCTCGATTGCTTTTACTTACTTTTGAAGGATTTACTATTGTACCATTTGAAAAAGGATCAGTTGAACATTGTATTGAATGGTTAACTGAAACAGCAAAATGTATGAGTTATCCAATTGATGGTATAGTATTTAAATTCGATGAAGTAGATTTTGGAAAACAACAGGGTGAAACTGCACATCATTTTAAAAACGCTATTGCATATAAGTTTTATGATGATGAATATGAAACTACTCTGCAAAATATTGAATATTCTATGGGCAGAACTGGAATTTTAACTCCAATAGCAGTATATGAAGATATTGACATAGATGGTTCAGTATGTAATAGAGCAAGTTTACATAATCTTAGCATTATGACAGAACTATTGGGAGACTTACCATATAAAGGAGAAAAGATTTGGATTTATAAAGCAAATATGATTATTCCGCAAGTGAGTAAGGCAGAAAAAAGAAACTCTTCTGAGGATTTTCATTTTGATATTCCAAAAATTTGTCCTATTTGCGGCAGTAGAACAGCAATTAATGAGTCATCTCAATTATATTGCACTAATCCCGATTGCGATGGTAAACTAATCAATAAACTCGACCATTTTTGCGGCAAGAAAGGACTCGATATAAAAGGTCTCTCTAAAGCAACTTTGGAAAAGTTAATTGATTGGGGCTGGGTAAATAATTGTGTTGATTTATTTTCTTTGCGAGATCACGCTGAAGAATGGGTTGTAAAACCTGGCTTTGGTGCTAAGTCTGTTGAAAAAATTCTTGATTCCATTGAAGAGAGTAAAAATTGTTCTACCGAGGCTTTTATTGCTTCTCTTGGTATTCCTCTCATTGGTAGAACAATCGCTGCTGATTTAGCCAAAAAATTTGAAACTTATGAAGCTTTATCAAAAGCGATTGATGAAGGATATGATTTTACTAAATTGCCTGGCTTTGCTTGGACTAAATCTCAAGCATTAACTAATTTTGATTATACAGAAGCCGATAAATTATACGGTATTCTAAATGTGAAGCCAGCGCCAACTGTTATTGAAGTATCAGAACAGCCATTAAAAGATATGAAGTTTGTAATCACAGGTTCTGTTAAACATTTTAAAAACAGAACTGAATTACAAAATTTGATTGAAAAATGCGGTGGTAAAGTCGTATCTGCTATATCAAAAAATGTTGATTATTTGATCAATAATAATGCAGAATCTACATCAGCAAAAAATGTAGCTGCAAAAAAGTTGGGGATTCCTATCCTCACAGAAGAAGAATTTTTAGAGAAAATCAGTTGATTTTTCAAAAAAATTTTTTTATAATAAAATTGTAAAAATTAAGGATGAAAATTTTAAAGAAAAATGAAAACAAAAGACGTAAAAAAGTTAGCAAAAGAAATTATGACTTTAGAAGATATCATTGACACGAGTAAAGATGAAGGTGCTATCAATAAAGCCAAAAATCGGATACTTGAAATATCTCACAATATCAGCGTAGAAGATATGATTCAAGTGGACGAATATATTCAAGATCATATGCAGAACCAATCTTGATTTTAAAAAAATTTTTTGATATAATTTTTACGAAAGGTAAAGAAATTACCAAATAAAAAAATATTTTATAAAACAAAAGGAGAAATTTATTATGGCTATGAAGGAAAATTCTAAGAAGGTTCTTGAGTATTTGAAGAGTATTAACGGTCAGGATGTTACCGCTGCTGATGTGGCTGACGCCCTTGGTCTTGAGAAGCGTTCTGTTGATGGCATTTTTACAAGTGCTATTCAGCGTAAGGGTCTTGGCATCCGCACTCCTGCCGAGGTTGAGCTTGCTGACGGCACTCATAAGGCTGTTAAGTTCCTTTCCCTCACTGAGGCTGGTATGGCATTTGATCCCGATGCCGATGCTGAGTAATTAAAATATATATAGTGCGGGGTGAGATAAAACTCACCCCGCGTTTTTTATAGTGATTATCCTATATATTCTTATCGGTCTAATTGTAGGAGGTCTTGGGATATATCTACTACTTAGACCGAAACTCAAAATTACTGCTGAAAAAAATATTGCTATTGAATAGGCTAATGAATAGCTTGAAATAAAAAATAGTAATTTAAAAGAAATTAACGAACATAGAGAAAAATTATTAGAAGAAACTACTCAAAAATATTATGAAATGGGAGCCAAAAGAGAAGAAATAAAAAAGGCTCTTGAAGATTTAAAAGAAACTCAGCAAAAAGCTGCTGAGGATTTGTATAGTTAGGCTTTAAATATTGCTGAAAATAGTTATCAACAAGAGATTGATAGAATTAGTGATGACTTGTTTAATCACCGTGAAGAAGCAAAAAATATTTATCTCCAAATGACAGAAGAAGCTGTCCAAGAGTATCAAGAAGCTATTGCTGAAAAACAAAAAAAACTTAATGACTTAACGGTTCAATTAGAAAATAAATAGGTAGATGTAAATCTTGCGGTCGAGGCTGCTTAGCGGAAGATGGAGATGGAAAACAAACAAGATTATTATCGTATTTGTTTATCTGATGAAGATATAGCAGAGATAAAACGCTTGCGGGAAGTGCTTCCTTACTTGCGAGATAAAACTCCTCTAAATAAAGTCATTTACAAAGTTTATTATGAAAAACCACTTACTGATATGATTGGTAGAGTAGTTGGCTCCGGTGTTCATACTGGCATTTATAAAATCACCAATATTGAAAATCAAATGTGCTATGTTGGTCAAGCCGCAAATATTGCAGATCGTTGGAAGCAGCACTGTAAGCGAGGCGTAGGTGCCGAAGACTGGACGCAGAATAAACTTTATCCGGCTATGTATTCTCTTGGAGTTGAAAATTTTACTTTTGAAATCATAGAAGAATGCGATCGTTCTAAATTAAATGAACGTGAGGACTATTGGCAAAACTATTTTCATGCAAAGGATTTTGGGTATAGTATAAAATGAATCAAAAATATTTTATACAAAGAGATAAAACATTCTATACCAAATATACCAAAGATGAGATTAGAAATATGATAAACCCATAGGAAGAGAAAACCTTTTTACCAATTCTATAGGATATGAATTATCCTTATGTAGATTATCAGTGGAAAAAGCTTGTAAAAAAAGCAGAGCAACATACTACCGCAGATAAATATAGTACATATGTTATTGGTAGGTATATAGCACTAATGAAGTTGCGATCTTTTGCTTCTTATACTTGGGAAGATTCTAATCTTATAAACCAAGCAAATAGAGAAAGTGGTTTAATTTATGAATGAAGTTATTACTTATGGAAAAACATTACCAGAAGCCTATCATGGCTCTTTGTTGCTTTTACAAGAAGCTCCTATAACACCTTGTCCAGACTGGAATACTAATCAAAAAGAACTTTCTATGACTTTTATGGTAGATCATCCTCTACAAGATAATATGATTAGTAAGTTAGCATTTTGCGATCCAACAAGCCTTGAACAATATTGTCAAGAAATGCTTGATGGAATTTTGGATTTTGAAATTGAAGAAGGCAAATGGAAATATACGTATCACAATAGAATGGTAGCTTATCCAGTGCGCATAGGTAATAAAACAGATTTTGTGAATCAATTAAATTTTATTATTAATGAATTACAACGAAATCCATATTCTCGTCGTGCGGTTGTAGATATTAGGGATAATAATGAAGATATGTATTCTGATGACCCTGCCTGCTTGCAGCATATTCAATTTTTTATCCGCGATAATCAACTTCATATGAAAGTTCTATTTCGTTCTAATGACGCTTGTAAAGCAGCTTTTATGAATGCATTTGCACTTATAATGCTTGAAAAAAGAATCGCTGATACTCTTGGAATTGAAGTAGGAACTTACACTCATAGAGCAAATAGCTATCATTGCTATGAGCGTGATTTTGGTATGTTGGATGGATATTGTAAGCGTATTCATAATGAAGATCCAGACGATTTAAGTTATTCATATTGGGATGATTGGAAATTTCTTATGGATGATGCCAAGTCTGAAATAGCTAATAAGGTTGAAAATCTAAAAAATTTATGATATAATATATATAGAAAATAAAAAAGAAGAGGTTATATAAGTTATGTCATTAAAACAAAATTTTATTAGTTATGTTGAAAGTAATTTTAACACAAATCCTATGCCCGAAGATTTGACCGAATATTGGGAAAAGTTTAAGGGCGGCTCTGGCGGCGGAGACAAGCCGCAATTTACCGAGAATGGTAAGAAAATTTTGGCTTTCCTACAGCAGAACCAAGGAACCAGAACTTGGAAGTCTAAAGATATTGCAGAGGGAATGTTTATTGCGTCTCGCACAGTATCTGGTGCAATCCGCAAGCTGGTAACTGATGGGTATGTTGAGAAAGTCGGTCAAGACCCAGTTATTTATAGTATTACTGAAAAAGGTATTGAAACTAAAATTGATGAAGAATAAAATTTTGGGTAAAGTTAATTAAATTTTAATTAACATAACTCATATTTAGTAGAAAGAAGTGTGAGTTATGTCAATAGGAATTTATAAAATTGAAAATTTAGTTAATCATAAAATTTATATTGGCCAATCTATAGAAATTGAACGCAGATGGCAAAAACATTTGAATGCAAACGATGATTTTCTTATTCATAAAGCATTGAGAAAATATGGAAAAGAAAATTTTTCTTTTACAATACTTGAAGAATGTAATAAAGAAGAATTAAATGAAAAAGAAAATTATTGGATTACCTATTATAATTGTATTATACCAAATGGATATAATATGATTAATGGTGGTAGTAACGGTGCTGGACTTGCAAAAGGAAAAAGTGTTTTATAGTATTCTTTAGACGGAGTTTTTATAAAAGAATATCCAAGTGCAAGTCAAGCAAGCATAGTAACAAATATTTGTCATTCAGATATATGTCGTTGTTGTCGTGGTGAAATTATTAGAGCTGGTGAATTTTAGTGGAAATACAAAAACAGCGATAAAATTATAAAGCCCATCAAATTGCGATTAGATTTTGCAGTTTTACAAATTGATACTAAAACGAATGAAATAATTAATGAATTTTCATCAATAGCAGAAGCAAGTAAAATAACAAATATTGCTAAAGCAACAATATGTAATGTTTGTAATGGCAAAGGAAAAACCGCAGGCGGATTTAGATGGAAATACAAAAAATAATATAAAATATAATACAAGTATAAAGATAATTAAGGAGAATAATAATTATGAAGAATATGATAAATAGCACACATATCGAGGGCTTAGTTTATGAATCTACTCTTGAACTTCGTGTTTCTGGTGAAAATTCAAAGAATCCTGGAACCGAGTTTATTATGGGTAATTTGAACATCGCAACTGATAATGACTGCACAAATATTGTTCCCGTGCATTTTACTTATGTAACCGCTACTACTGCTAAGGGTAATGCAAATGCAACCTTTGGCGTTTTGAAGGATATTGTTGATGGTAAAATTGGAACCGTTATGGCAAATGGTAAGGAAAATGCTGGTAAGGTTCGTATTGATTCCGCCATTGGTCTCAATGAGTTCTATTCTGATCGTAATGGCAAGGAAGAGCTTGTAAGTACAAAGCGTAATGAGGGTGGTTTTGTTCACACCGTGGCAACTCTCAACGCCGATGAAAAGGCTCGTAATACTTTTATGGCCGATATGCTTATCACCAGTGTAACTCATGTTGTAGGTGATGAAGAGAAGGGCACTAAGGAGAAGGCTCTTGTCCGTGGTTGTGTATTTGACTTCCGCAAGGCTGTTCTTCCTATTGAATTTTCTGTAACTAATGCTCGTGGTATGGATTATTTTGAAGGTCTTGAAGCTTCTCCAAAGAGTCCTGTATTCACTAAGGTATGGGGTCGTCAGATTTCCACAACCGTAAAGAATACTAAGGTTGAAGAGTCTGGTTGGGGCGAAGCTAACGTCCAGGAGAGCACCAGCACTCGTCGTGATTGGGTAATCACTGGTAGTAACACCGAGCCTTATGCTTGGGATGATGAAGAGACTATCACCGCTAAGGAACTCACTGAAGCTATGGCAAATCGTGAGGTTTATCTTGCTGGTATTAAGCAGCGTCAGGATGAATACAAGGCAAGTAAGACTGCTCCTGCGGCAGCTCCTGCCACCGGCGGGTTTAACTTCTAATTTAGGAGTTAAACCCAATGGAAGTCTCTGTTGATATTGAAGAATTAGAACAGTTTTTAATTAGTGATAAATTTAGAGAATTTTTATTAAAAGAATCAAATTTTGAAATAGCAGCATTTATATTACAAACACTTTTTGATAAATTAGATGAAGTAAAAGGAGACAATGAATAATGGCAGAAATTTCCCTACTTGACCTTAAGCCGCATCAGGTATCACGTGATTTACGTGGTTATTCTGTGCTGTTTTATGGTGCCCCAAAGACTGGTAAGACTACAATTTCCAGTCATTTTCCAGGGGCATTGCTTTGTGCCTTTGAGAAAGGTTATAATGCTCTTGCAGATGTATTCGTACAGCCAATTACTTGCTGGGCTGATTTTAAAAAGGTTATTACTCAGTTGAAGCAGCCTGCTGTCGCAGAAAGATTTCAGACTATTGTTGTGGATACTGGCGATATTGCCTATGATATGTGTGTAAAGTATATTTGCTCCCGCGAATCTACTGCTGATAAAACTTATGAGACTATTGGCGATATTCCATATGGTAAGGGTTATACTCTTGCTATGCAGGAATATGATGAACAGTTCCGCAAGATTCTCCAAATGAATTATGGTCTTGTAATTATCTCCCATGATAAGGATAAGACTTTCAAGGATGAATCCGGTCAGGAGTATAATAAGATTGTTCCTACTCTGGACAATCGTGCCGCTCTGGTTTGCGAGCGCACCTGTGATATTATTGGATATGCTCGTGAAGTAAATACAGAGAATGGTCCTCAAACTCGCCTGTTCCTTCGTGGAACTCCTCGTTTTGAAGCTGGTTCTCGTTTCCGCTACACTCCCGATTCCATTGAGTTTTCTTATGATGCTCTGGTAAATGCTATTGGCGATGCTGTTGAGAAGGAAGCCGCTCATGGAGCCAATCGTGTAACAGATCATAGCCAGAGTGCAACTGTATATGCAGAAGAAACCACATATGATTTTGCGGCTATGATGGATGAGTTCCAAGCAATCGTTGGCGAACTTGTTAAGAAGCCCAATATGACAGCGAAGATTACCGCTATTGTAGACAAGCATCTCGGCAAGGGCAAGAAGGTTGCTGAATGCACCGCAGTTAATGCACCTCAACTTGATCTCATTCTTTATGAACTGAGAGAATTGATTAAGTAAATATATAAAAGCCTCGTAGATCCTCTGCGGGGCTTGACTTTTATATAAAAATATGATATAATAAATATATAAAATGGTGAAAGGAGAATTAAAAAATGGCACATTATGTAGTCTGCTCAATTTGTAAAGAGCGATTTGATAGAGATAAATATCCTGCTGTCCTTGTAAGTTCGCGTCGATATGCACATGCGACTTGTGCCGGCACCCTTTCACAAGAAGATGAACAAAAAGAAAAAGACAGAAAAGCGTTAGAAAATTATATTATCAAATTATTTAATTTAGAGCATATGGATGGACGCATTACTTTACAAATATAGAAATATATGCAAGATCATCCTGAATATACATATTCTGGTATTAAAAGAACATTAGAATATTTTTATGAAATAAAGAAAAATTCATTGGAAAAGGCTAATGGTGGTATTGGCATTGTTCCGTGGGTTTATGAAGAAGCAAAAAGATATTTTTATAATCAATGGTTATTAAGTCAAAAAAACGCTGAGAAAGATATTGAAATGTATATTCCAAAAGTAAGAGAAATTGTTATTCAACCACCAAAACGCCAACCAAAGAGAAGAAAAGTATTTACATTTTTAGACGAAGAGGAGGTCAAAGACTGTGGCAAATAAATATGTTGATACAACAGCAATTATGTAGGTCATTGGAAATGTGTTTAATAATCCACAGCTCTTAGACTTTACAGATAAATATACCGTAAATGACGAAGACTTTCCAGATCAGTTTCATAAAATTGCTTTTGGAGCCATTTATAAACTACATGAGCTTGGCGTTCAAAAGATTACTCTAAATTCAATCGCAGACTTTCTTGCGGCGAGACCTAAAAGCGAGGCTATTTTCAAACAGCAAAAAGGCGAAGAATGGTTGTTGAAAGTAGCAGAGAATTGTACTCCCAATGCTTTTGATTATTATTACGATAGACTAAAAAAGTTTACACTTCTTAGAGCATATGATGCTTATGGTATTAGCGTAAATGATATTTATGACCCCGACGATATTCTTGATACGAAGAAAAGACAGGCTCAAGAAGATAAATTAGATAATATGAGCCTAATTCAAATCGCAGATGAAATTGATAAAAAAGTTGAAGATTTGCGCCTGCGGTATGTTGATGAAGTAATTGACGAAGCACAGCAGGCTGGCGATGGAATTTTTGAATTAATTCAAGGATTTAAAGATAATCCAGAAGCAGGAGTTTCTTTGTATGGTCCGTTGGTAAACACGGTAACGCGAGGAGCAAGATTGAAGAAGTTTTATCTGCGGTCAGCCCCCACTGGCGTTGGAAAATCTCGTTCAATGGTAGCAGATGCCTGTTATATCGGTTGCAATAAAATGTATGATGAAATTTTCGGCTGGATAAAAACAGGCCCAGCCCAGCCAACGCTATATATCGCTACTGAACAGGATTTAAGCGAAATCCAGACAATGATGTTAGCTTTTATTTCTGATGTAAATGAAGAGCATATCATTGATGGTAAGTATGAGGGCGATGAAGAAGAGAGAGTGCTTGAAGCGGCAAAGATTATAAAAAATTCTCCGCTGTATGTAGAACATCTTCCTGATTTCTCCCTTCAAGATGTTGAAAATAAAATTAAACGAAATATTAGAGATCACGATGTAAAGTATATTTTCCACGACTATATTCATACTTCAATGAAAATTCTTGAAGAAATTACTCGCCGTAGTGGTGGAGTAAAACTTCGTGAAGATAATATTTTGTTTATGTTATCTAATAAAATTAAAGACCTTTGTAATCAATATGGTGTATTTATTATGTCGGCAACTTAGTTAAACGCAGATTATCAAACAAGTGAAACACCAGACCAAAATCTGCTTCGTGGTGCAAAAAGTATTGCTGATAAAATTGATTTTGGTGCAATTATGTTACTTGTAAAAGACGATGATAAAAAAGGTCTTGAAAAAATTCTCTCTACTGGAACCTTTGAAACTCCGACAATTAAGATTTCAGTATATAAAAACCGTAGAGGCAGATATAAAGGGATTTACCTATGGTGCAAAGCGGATTTAGGCACATGCCGCATCAAGCCCATGTTTGCAACAGGTTGGGATTACGAACTTATCCCAATTGATGATACAAGAATTCATATAGCAAGTGCATTTCCAGATGATGAAGAAGAAGATTAAAGGAGTATTACAATGATTAGAAAGAATGAAAATTTTGGGACTTGTGTAATTACCACTGGCACTGGAACTGGCAAGGTTGGTGCTTGTGAGTATCAAATGCCGCAGTCTATGGCAACTGAATTACTCAAAGAACGTAAGGGCCAGGAAAAAAATATGCGACCACAAGAGTTTTTGGTAAAGTATGTTAATGAACAGTGTGGTCTGCTCTATAATTGCGTGAGGGTGACAACTATCTAATGTTAGTCTTTGATAAACAAGAAATAAGAGATAGTTTATCAATAGATGACATATTTGACCTTCTGGAAGAATGGGGCGGTGAGCCAGAGCGATGCCCGACTGGGCTCATCGCCCGAACTATATGTCATAATCGTTTAAATGATGATGCTTCTCGCAAACTATATTATTATGAAAATACTGGATTATTTAGATGTTATACAGGTTGTGAAGACCCAGTATTTGATATATTTCAACTTTGTATAAAAGTTATGAATTTACAAAATAATGTAGTTTATGATTTAAATGATGCAGTTAGATGGATAGCCAGGAGATTTGGTATCTCTGGTAAAGAAGAAGATAGTCCAGAAGATGTTGGTTTAGAAGATTGGAAAATCTTAGCAAATTATTCTCGTATTCAAGATATTCAAATAGCAGCTCCGCATGTTGTGCTTGAAGAATATGATGATACAATTTTAACACGATTTAATTATGATGTAAAAATAAAACCTTGGCTTGATGAAGGAATTTCAGAACAGGCTATTGAGCACGCAGAAATCGGATATTATCCAGGAGATGCACAAATTACAATTCCTCATTTTGACAAAAATGGTAGATTTATAGGACTGCGTGGGCGCACTCTGGTAGCAGAAGATGCGGAGAAATATGGTAAATATCGTCCTATGAAAATCAATGGAATTATGTATAATCATCCTCTTGGATTAAATCTATACAATTTTAATAATGCTCGTTGTGTAATTCCCAAAATGAAAAAAGCTGTTGTATTTGAAGGCGAAAAAAGTGTTTTGAAAGCACAAACATATTTTGGTTTTGATAATGATATATATGTCGCTTGCTGCGGCAGCAGCTTATCTTCTTACCAAACACAACTGCTAATTGATGCTGGAGCACAAGAAATTGTTATTGCGTTTGACAGACAGTTTCAGAATGTTGGAGACGATGAATATTGTCATCTGTTGAGAAACTTAAAAAAAATACAAATGAAATATAAGAATTATGTTCAAATTTCATATATTTTGGATAGAAAAAAAATAACAGGATATAAAGATAGTCCAATAGATTGTGAAAAGAAAAATTTTTGATATTATATAAAGAGAGGGTTCAATGAAAGGAATTGTTTGGTATTATACTAAAAGAGAAGTGGGATTAGCAAAACTGGAAAATATCATTGAAGAATATCGGCGTATGAGAATCAATACAATACATAGGACGATGGATTGCGTTGAATTTGACAATTAGGATATTTGGCAGATTTGTTCTGTTCAAGATCGAAGTAGAGGTCATGCTTGTAATATTAGTTTAATTGAACGTGGGACTCCAGAAGATCTTATTAATATAATTATAAAGCCATGTACTAAAGCTTTTCCTTATCGAGCCTTTAATTATTACACTTGAAAGGTTGATAGTGATTAAAGTGATTATAAGAAAAGTTAAATTTATTGATAGGTAGTGATAGTGTGAAAGGAGGTTGATTTTCTAATGGAATTTCAACTATTAACACCCAGTGTCCCAATAGATAAAGATGCAACATTGGTAGACAAGGTGTTCGCAAACAGAGGGGTATTTCCCTTTGACATTTATCACTATCTACATACTACGAAAGGAGATATATTAGAACCTGAGCTACTCGACAATATTGATGCAGGAGCAAAAATGTTTGTATAGCACCTTGCCGCAGGTGATAAAATTTTTATACAAGTTGATAGCGACGTTGATGGTTATACATCGGCTGCTGCTTTAATCAATTATGCAAATATGATTGCCCCAGGGCATGCTTAGTAGAATATCTCCTACCGCATCCACGATGGGAAAGAACATGGAATTATTTTAGATACAATACCAGAAGATGTAAAGTTAGTAATTGTTCCAGATGCGGGAAGTAATGATTATGAGTAGCATCAAGCCTTATATGACAGGGGCGTTGATGTTCTTGTAATCGATCACCACGAAGCCGACCGAGTTTCATAGTATGCCTGTATTATCAATAATTAGTTAAGTAAAAAGTATTCAAATAAATCACTCTCTGGAGTTGGAATGGTTTATAAATTTTGTGAGTATATTGATAAGTTTTTAAATAAAAATTATGCAGACGAACTATTAGATTTGGTCGCTATCGGTATGGTTGCAGATATGATGGATTTACGAAATTTTGAAACAAAAGAATTAGTAAATTTAGGCATGAACCTACGTCGTAATCCATTTCTTGTTAACCTTATCGAAGCGTAGAGTTATTCCTTAAAAGGAAAGGTTACACCTTTTGGAATTTCATTCTACATCGCTCCACTTATCAATGCGACAATTCGCGTTGGTTCATTGGACGAAAAACTGCTCTTATTTGAATCAATGTTAGACTTTCGTGCTTACGAGCAAATAGCTTCAACAAAGAGAGGCTGTAAAGGATAGCTTGAGACAAGAGTTGAGCAGGCTTGTAGAAATTGCAAAAATATAAAAAACAGACAAACTAAAGCAAGAGATACAAGCCTAGAAATAATTGATGAAATCATTGAGAGGGATAATTTATTGTCGCACCCCATTTTGATTATCAAATTGGATAATCCAGTAGATGAACATCTTACAGGATTGATTGCTAATCAAGTTATGGGATAGTATATGCGGCCAGTGATATTGTTAAATCAATGCGTTGATATTGATGAAGAGACTGGCGAAATTACAAAAATCGCTTGGCGTGGATCTGGACGAAATGCGACATACTCCAATTTAGTGAATTTCCGAGAGTTCTTGGCTAATAGTGGTCTTGTGGAATATGCACAAGGTCATGCATCTGCTTTCGGCATTGGCATTTTAGATGAAAATTTAGAAGCATTTACAAAATATATTGATGAAGAATTAAAAGATTTTAGTTTTAGTAATTGTTATTATGTAGATTTTTGTTGGGTTGGTAATGAAGTAGTTCTTCATGCAAAAGATGTTTTTGAGATAGGAAAACTTGCGGATAATTGGGGACAAGGATTAGCTGAACCAAAAATCGCAATACAAAATCTTCAAATAGAGAGTTCTCGTATTTCTCTTTTATCACCCGATAAAAATCCTACATTAAAGATTACCCTCTCCAATGATTTGACTTTAATTAAATTTAGGTCAAGTCAAGAGGAATATGATAATTTATATTCTGAAACAGGTTGTGTAACATTAAATGCTGTTGGCACTTGTAACCTCAATGAGTGGCAAGGCAAACTTAGTCCACAAATTGTTATAGAGGACTATGAAATTGTAAGCAAATCTAGTTATTATTTTTAATACACAACTTTTGACCTAATTGAAAAATTAGGAGGAAAGTTTTATGAGAAAGAAAATTAGTATCTTAGTTATTATCTGCGTTTTAATGATGGCTTTTATTGGATGTAATACATCCGTTGATGCAAGTTCTCCATATATTCCCACAGAGGATTTAGATATTTTATATTTTTTTAATGATATAAATATTGAAATTGAAAATCTTTTGTATAGACAAAATTTAGCACATGAAATGGCTGAGTGCGCAAGGTCTTTAGGATATGCGGAAGACTGTGAAGTAATTCTTGCGGCAAAAACAGAATGGCACAAATGTGAAGAACAACTCCAAGCGAATATGGAATACATTTCTAGCTGGATTAAAAAATTTGAAGAATATCCATATGCGACTTATATTTGGTTATATTGTGTGAAAGAATTGGGTTATAGTAATGAAGTAACAGCGGGATTGTTAGGAAATATGATGGCTGAAGTTGGTGGTGGAACATTAGACCTCCAATATTGGCTTTACTCTTATGGAAGTGGATATTATTACGGGATATGTCAATGGAGTAAAGATACATATCCTGATGTAAGAGGACAAGATTTAATTTTCCAATGTGAATATTTGGCAAACACAATTGAATATGAATTAGATACTTTTGGATATGCTTATCAATCTGGTTATAAGTATGCTAACTTTTTGGAACTAACTTCTGTTGAAGAAGCGGCTTTAATGTTCGCAAAATGTTATGAAAGATGTGCCAAAAGCACATATTCAGTAAGACAGAAGAATGCTGGAAAGGCATATGATTATTTTATGGGGTTATGCTAAGCATAACCCCTTATTTTTATAGGAGTTTATAATGATAGATAATATTAATTTAGAAATTCATGCGGATATGGCAGCAATTAAAGGAGGAAAGGGCAATCCTATTCTTTTTGAACTTCCAACCTCAGTTACTTATACATTAGACGATGCTAAAATAAATGAAGATATATTTTCCGCCTTATGTCAGAGTATGGCACAAGTTGGAACATCTGCAAAAGATGTAGGAGAAGCATTACGGAAACTCTCTATTTGTTTATATGATAAAGATAAACAAGAATTTAAATCTACCAAGGATATTTTAGAAGAACTGGCTGATGAATGGAATGAAATTGGTTGTATTAATCCTGCTACACCAGAAGAAATTTCGCAGGCACTGGCTGGACCGGCAACGCCTGAAGCAACCGAAAC